GTGACCGATCCGTACATCGCCGAGTACCTCCAAGACCTGCGCGCGAACGGCAAGCACGCCGACAGCACCCTCAGCACGTACGCCGACCTGCTGAACCGCCTCGACCGTCAACTCCCCGAGGGCCTCACCGGCGCGCACGCCGACGAACTGCGCGCCGCCATCTACACCGAGGGCCGTAAGCCCGGCACACGGCACCTCTACCGGGCCGCCGTCACCGGGTTCTTCCGGTGGGCGTGCGATCCGGACGAACCGCGCCTGGACTGGGATCCCAGCCGCTACCTGCCGTCCGTGCGCATCCCGCAGCGCGCCTCCCGGCCGATCACCCACGACCAGCTGCGCGACATCCTCGCCCGCGCCCGCGCCCCGTTCCGGGTGTGGTACCTGCTGGCCGCCGGCGAGGGCCTGCGGTGCGTCGAGATCTCCCGACTCGACCGGGAGGACATCACCGAGGCCGACACCCTCATTCGCGGCAAGGGCGGCCGGGAGCGGATCGTGCCCACCCCCGCCGCGCTGTGGCAGGCGGTGGTCGACCTGCCGTCCGGGCCGATCGCCCGCCACCCGGACGGCACGGGCCGGGCCGACCGCCGGCAGGTACGCGAACGCGCCAACTACCACCTCCAGCGCACGCTGCGGCACCGCGGCGTGAGCATGCACCGGCTGCGCCACTGGTACGGCACCTACGTGCACAAGGCCGGCGGCGGGGACCTGCGGGTCACGCAGGAGCTGCTGGGTCACGCCTCGCCGAACACCACTCAGGTGTACGTCGACACCAGCGGCGACAGCAAACGCGCCGCGGTGGACAACCTGCCGCTGCCCGTCGACTGACGGCCGGCGCCGGACCTTATCCGCTTCGAGGCTCGCCGAGGGGAGGTGGAGCAAAATGAGAACCGTCAAGCTGCTGGCCCTGGCCGGCCTGGCCGGTGCGGCGCTGGCGGCCGTCATCCTCGTGGTGACGGTCGAGCTGGTGCTCCCCAAGCTGGGGTACTGATCTCTGACAGCGGTGGGCCCCGTCCGGTTCGGACGGGGCCCACCGTTCATTGGAGGGTGTGTGGACGTCTACGCCGCGGCGGCACGGGGCCGCGGGGGTTCGGCGGCGACGTCGGCCAGATCGGCCGACCGTCGGCCACCTCGATCCGGGGCGTGCGGTCCGGCGGCAGGTGCGCCGGATCGGCGATCACCACCACCTCCACCTCCCCGTCGAGCACCATGCGTTCCACGGCCTCCCAGGGGGCGTGGATGATGCCCTCGAAGTGGTAGCCCCGCCGTAGCACATGGCCCATGCACCTGGCGGAGGGCTCCAGTGCCTCGATGGTCGGCGGCACCCAAATCACGGCTCTCTCCATGACATCTTCTCCTGATCAGCTCCGACACGGGCGAGTGATCAGAAACAGTCGCGGCGGCGGGGGACCGCGTTCGACGGGCCGGCTGGTGGCGTCCGTGTCGACGGCCGCCGCTGCTTCCCCCCGGTGCAGTGATGGTGGTGGTGCGGGCGCAGCGATGCTGGCCCAGGCCAGGGAACTCGGATCCCCGATCGCCCCTGCCGCGGTGCCGGCCGGTGCGGGTGACAGCCGCATCGGCAGCGCGGGCGGTGGGGGGTCGCCGACCGGCAAGTCGCGCGCCGTCATCGCGGCGTCGCTGACTGCCGTCGGCCGGATGACCACTGGCGGCCGTGCAGGCGGGCCGGTGCGCTCGGCTGGGTCCACGGTCGGCGGCCGGGCGGTCGACGTGACGGCCGGGGCCGGGCTGGCTGGCAGGGCGGCCGGCGTGGGCGAGGGTGACGGCGCAGATGTCGACGGGCTGGCGAAGGGTGTCGGCGACAGGGTGGGTACCGCCGTCGGCCCACTAGACGGCACCGCCGTCGCCGTCGCGGCCGGGTCCGGCACGGGGGTCGGGAGGGACGGTGTTCGGTTTGGCGCTGGTGTCTGCGTCAGCTCCGGCAGTGTCGGAGTGTCGACCGGCGTCGGGCTGACCGGCGCGGGGATCAGGTCGACCTCTGTGGGGTCAGCGGCCAGCCATCCGCCCGCCGCCGCCCCGAGCATCATTGCCCGTAGCCAGATCCTCACCCACCGCATTCTTCGTCACATGCAAGTTGCGGCGTCAACCTTGCGTGATCGGCTGTTCGCATTGCGCGTGAAGTGGCCTCCCTGGCTAGCTGCTCAAACTCCTCCACACAGGCCGTCTTCCGATACGGGCGCAGCAGCCGGCGGAGCGCCTGCACCCGGTCGTCTGCCCGCACCGATCCGGCCCCCGCCGCCAGGCGCAGAGCCCGGCCCGCGACATCGACCGCACGCTCCACCTCGCGCGCCTGCACCAGCGACTCCGCAAGCCACGTCAGGTACAGCGACGTCTCCCGACCGGTGTCCTCTCCGTAGTCCGCGGTGGCCTGCTCCAGGATCGGCACCGCCCGCAGCGGCCGGCGCAGCTGCGTCCACACCCGCCCGGCCATCACCGCGACCTCATCGGGGGACAGCCAGTACGTCCACACCGGGTCGTCGGCGGGCTGCCGCTGCGCGTACGTCTCAGCCACCGCGCCGAGCGCACGTTCGGCCTGGCTGGCCTCACCGGCGCGGGCATGCGCCCACGCCACCCGCTCCAGCAGCAGCGCCCGCGCCGTCGCCGTGGCCGCGTGCTGCGCGCCCCGGTACGCCGACCGGGCCAGCGTCACCGCCCTGCGCGGATCCCCGACGTTGGCCTCCTGGTAGGCCAGCGTCGACAGGTTGTTCGCCGCGCCCGCCACGTCACCGCCGGCGTGCGCCGCCCGCACCCCGGCCAGATAGAGGCGTTCGGCCTCGGCGTACCGGCCGGCGTCGTTGGCCACGTACCCGGCCAGCTGGCACAGCTCCCCGACCGCGACCAGCAGCCGCCGTCCCACCGGCTCGGTGTAGGAGGCGTCCCGCAGCAGGTTCGCGGTGACAGCCAGCTCCTGACTCACGACGTCGTGAGTCTGCACACCACCCACATGGTCGTCCAGTAGCCGCAGCTGCTGCACGCGCCGCTCCACCTGGTCGACCACCCGGGCGCCGATACGGCGGCCGGCGCGCACCTCGTACACCTGCGGCGGCTCGGCGATCAGCCACTCGTGAGCCAGGGCCACCGCGTTGTCGGCGGTTGGTGACTCGGCAAGCAGCCGCGCGGCGAGGGCTTCCGCGTCGACGCGCCTCCAGTCCCCGTCCAGCGGCCACCGCACCCGGCCGCTGGCCTCAGTGGCGAGTGCGGCCAGCTGGCCGCCTGCGTGCAGCGCGTTGTCCAACGCCGCGGCGATCGCCAGCGCCGGCGGGCGTCGGCCGCTCTCGACGCGGGACAGGTGTCCGGGATCGACGTGGGCGCGGCGTGCCAGCTCGCGCAGGGTGATCCCACACGCGGCGCGCCACCTGCGCACCGCCTCGCCGAACGTCTCGGTCACCGCCGCCCCCGGTGGTGTTGCCAGTGTTGCCAGCTCGGGCGTGGCATCACCTGACCTCTGGCCCGCCGCTCACTGTGGCGACCAAGCTACAGACAGATCGCGGACAGCGACAGGAGGTGGACGATGCAGGGCGGGGCTGGTGGCCAGTTTGTTCGATATCGAGGCGGCTGCCGCCGCGGTATGACTACTCCGCCTCGACGCCGCCGGCCCGCAGGATCTGGCGCACCCGTTCGCGGGAGTAGCCCGTTCGCCGGACGAGATCCACCTGCCGGGCGCCGCCGCGGAACTCGTCGACGATGGCCTGGTGCAGCTCGGCTCGCGCCTGGTCTACGCGCGCCTTGGCGTCGGCCTTGATCTGCCGGGCGCGCTGCTCGGCTCGCGCCTCCGCCTGCGGCAAGTCGGCCTCGGCCTTCTTCAGCGCGCGCATCGCCGCGTCGAGATCCACTTGGCCATCTTCGCTGCCGTCAGGGTAGGCAAAGCGAGCCGGGGTCCACAGTGGGCCAACCGCGCAGGTTCACAGATTGGGCCAACAGCGCTACCGTACGGAGTTGGCAGTGTAAGCCGCCCCCCGGCCAGCGCCGGTAACGCCGGACCGGGGGACTTGATCGACCCCAGGGAGGTCGACCCATGCGCACCCTACCCATCGCGCTCCCGCAGTGCGGAGAGCCGGCCACGACACGCATCGAGATCTATTCCGCCGACTCCCTCGACGCGAACGCCTACACCTGTCAGATGCACGCCGAGGCCGCGATCGCCGCCGTCGAGCGGGCGGGCCGGTCGGCTAGCCCCATCACCATGGCTCCCGGCGTCCAGCGGCCCTGCGGCTATGTGCACGTCTACCCCACCGGCAGGCTTGCCGAGCCGGAGGACGGCCCGGCGCACCCGCCGTGGTGCGATCACAAGAACTGTGACCAACGCGGCCGGCACCAGTCGGTTCGCCTGCCCGTCAGCACGGGTCGCCCGGAAGCGGTCATCGCCGACCTCGCGCTGACCGAAGCTCTCAGCGCCGGCGTCGATCCCATGATCGCGCTGACCGTAGTTGACGGCGACAGCGGACGGGAGATCGTGCTGTCTCTCGGACAGAGCCGCGTGCTGTCCTACCAGATCCGGCGGCTGCTCGACCTCAGCAACGGCCACCGCGGCAACCGGCGGCCGTCCTGGTAGCGCCGGAGGAACCATCGCGGCCCGCCACCGCACCTGGTGGCGGGCCGCCGTCACCCCGCGCCGTGATCGTGATGCCCCGAGAGGACCACGTGCGTCTGCTCGCCATCGCCGCGCAGTACGCCACCGACCGTGGCTACCATGTCATCGCCGCCGCGCCCGGCATGGTCGCGCTGCGGATGGTCCTCGACGGGCACGCCGACGTGGTGATCTCACCGACGGCGATCGACCTGCCCGAGGTGCAGATCGCCAACCAGGCACCGCCGCCGTTGATACCCCGCCCCCGCACCGCCTCCGACGTCGTTCCCCCGAGCCGCCGCCGCCCGCGCCGCCGCATCCCAGACGCGACACGTGACGCACCTGGCGGCCATTGAGTAGTAGTAGCGCCGCTAGCAGGCGCAGAACCCGAGGACCAACACGACCAGCACGCCCGCCACGGCGTACATCTGCCCGGTCGTCCACGCCGGCTTGATGACCACACCGCCGTGGGTCGGTGTGATCCACGCGGCCGTCGACCAATTCCGCTGCACGTACACCCGGTTGGGGCCACTGCGGGGCGTCACGTGGAAGCCGGCGGTGCGGGCGGCCTCCACCGCCTCATCCATGGTGATTTGCCAGGTCCGGGCGTACACCTTGCCGCGGGGGTAGAAGGGACGGCGCTCCGGGCGTGGCGGCGGTGTGGTGGACATCGGCGGAACTGCTCCCGAGAGGTTTGGAGCCAGACAGTCGGTCAATCGACGACTGTAGGTGTGCATGTCCAGCCGGGGCAACGGCACCGTGATGTAACACCGCATCCTGTGTGGACGCCTACAGCTCCGGATGCGGGGTGCGCGCATCCAAGTGCGGCAGGGACCGGGCCGTCCACTTCCTCCACGCCCCCGGGAGGGTGGTTCCGTCCCTGCCGCACCGAAGCCGTCAGCTGGGCTGGTTACCGGGCCAGCGCTGGTTGACGCCGCCCGGCCGTCGGGCGTCGGAGGGGCACGGCACCTCGGACAGCCACGGCCGGTCGGCGTCGACGCGCGGCGGGTGGCCGGTGAAGGCGATGCCCCACAGCTGGCGCAGGTGCTGCCAGTCCGGGTGCGCGTCGCAGTAGCGGCAGTCGCCGGGGGCGTGCAGCACCGCCTGGTCGCAGTGCGGCATCGTCGGCGGGCCGGTCACCGGCGAGGCGGCGCACGGTCCGTCGTGGCCGTACCCGCGAGGGCACGTCCACCCGGCTGGTGGGCGGTCGCAGTGTCCCGCCCGCCCCGGCCAGCCGCTGGGTGGGGGAGGCGGCGGTGGGGGAGAGGCCGCCGGCGGCGGGATCATCGCCGTCGGCACCAGGAACGGACTCTCGTGCACCTCGCGCCGGCGGGCGGCGTCGCGTCGGAATGGCCACACGGTCAGACCTCCGGCCGCGGGTCGGTCTTCGGGGCGGCGGCCAGTGGCGGGAACACCTGCTGGAAGAACGCGTTGACGGACGGCACGGCGAGCACGCGGGTGATGCCGCCGGCCACGGCGAGGATCGCGGTGACCCACGCGACCCGTTCGATACCGGCGGCCTTCGCCGCCTCGGGCAGCATGATCGCGACCGGGGGGATGTACGCGACGATGGTGCGCAGCACCGCCCGCCACGGGTGGCGGGCCTGAGTGATCTGGGTCGGGGCGGTCACGGTTGTCTCCTTCGCTGGCTGGGTGGGATCGGGTAGGGCTTGGGGGTGGCGCCCGCCTCCCGCAGCTCGGCGCGGGCGTCGTTGTACTGGTCGCGCCAGAAGTCGCGGTCGTCCTCGGCGTCGGCGGCCCGCTGTGCCAGGTCTGCCACGGCGGCCCGTTCGGTGGCGCGCACGCCGGCGCGCACGGACCCGACCCCGCGTAGCAGTGCCCGCGCCCAGGCGAGGCCGCCGGTGGTCAGCAGCGCGGCGACGATCGTGACGACGGCTTGCGTGGCGGTCACCGATCACCCCGGTTGCGGATCATGGCGGCTCGGGTGGCCTCCCGGCGCAGCACCTCGATATCGCGGCCTCTGGCCCACATCAGGAACGCCATGCCGGCCAGGAACAGGCCGCCCATGACCGCGGCGGCCCGGCCGGTGGCGAACAGCACCACCGCGTACGCGGCAAGGGAGGTGGACAGCAGCGGGCAGCCCAGGGCTTCCCCCAGCCACCGGTCCGACCACGCACCCCAGCCCGCGAGCAGACCGCCGGCGATGAGGAACCCCGCCCACAGGTACACCAGCGCGCCGGTGGCGTCGGTCACGCGCGGGTCGGGGACGATAGCCGCGCCGATCCCGGCCGCGGCCACGGCGGCGTAGCCGACGACCCGGGACCAGCGGCGCGGCCTGGCGACCATCAGCCGGCGTCCGGGGCGAGGCCGCCGGCGAACGCGTCCCGCACCGCGGCCTCCACGTCGTCGCGGGTCAGCGTGCCCGGCGGCAGCTTCGCCAGCACGGCGGCCACCAGGGCGTCACCGGCCGATGCGGCGCCCTCGCGGGCGGCGGCGCGGATCTGATCCAGCTCGGCCGGGTCGATGTCCACCTTCTCGGCCAGGAGACGGCTGGTGGCCACCAGCTCGTTGAGCACGCCGAGCGTGGACATGCCCTTCGGGATGCCTCCACCGACGTACCGCCAGGCGGTGCCACGCAGGTGCATGTCGACCGCGGGGTCCTTCAGCAGCGTCAGGAACTGGGCCGGGGTCATCATGTCGTCGTCGTCTCCTCGGATGCGGGCCACCGGGTCGTAGCCGGCGGCGATGGTGCTGGTCTCGTAGCCGGTCAGGCCGGACAGGTGGATGTGGCCGCGGTCGGTGGACGACCGGCGGGCGTAGGTCGGCTCCCACGACTCGTGCCAGCAGGGGCCGCCGTTGTTGCGCTCGGGCTCCCAGTTCATGTACTTCAGCCAGCGGATCCCGGCCACGCCTGCCTTGCGGTCGGCGAGCAGCTGCGCGCCGAGTTGCTGGAGCGACGGCAGCGGCAGGCCGTCGACCTTGGACCGCTGGCCGTCCTTCGGCGGCATGACGTCGCCGGCGTACCCGACGCCGTAGCGCGCCTTGCCCGGGAAGCCGGTGGCCGAGTACGGCGTGTGGTCCTCCGGCGGATCCGCCTCCAGGTGGGAGCGGTTGCCGATGTCGTAGACGGTGTAGCCGTGACCGCGCAGGGTGTCCCGCAGATCGGCCATCGGTGTCATCAGCCGGAACGGGCTACCGTCCTTGACCCATGTCAGTCGCCGTTGTCTGCCCACGTCGTTGGCCTCCTGTGTGATCAGCTGCCGCAGGACAGCCTGTTCGGCCGGCCGTTTGGTCAGGTCGCCGCGAGCCGCGCCCATGTCCCGGTGGAAGTGCGCCCACACCCGGCAGCCGGCTTCCCGGGCGGCGGTGTGTGTGGCCCGGTACCAGGCGGCGGCCAGCGTCCCGCTCGGGTCGAGGTCGACGGAGAAGCCGTTGGCGCGCAGGATCCGCGGGTGGTCGACCTCCGCGAGCCCCCAGTCCCGGCCGAGCTGCCCGGCGATGTCGATCGGCACCTTCAGCGCGCTGGCCGGGTCCTCGTACACCCGCGGCTTCCAGGGGTCCGGCTCGCCGGCCATGAACGGGTACCAGTCGAACAACAGCAGGTCCACGGCGTCGGCCTCATGCTCCGGCCACCAGATCCGCCAGTCGCCGCCGCGCCGGATCCACTGGAGCGTCCAGCACACGGCGAGCTGAAGGCGTCCCTCCGCCCGGGCCGGGTGGTCGCCGACCTGCTCGCGGGTGCGCGTCCAGCTGGCCCGGTACTGCGTCGGGGTGGGGTCGCCGCCCTCCTGTTGCTCCGGCTCGTGGTGCGTGATGAGGTCAACGTCGACGTCCGGCCGGTACTTCAGCCACGCCTGCACGAACGCCGCTCGGTCGGCCATCTGGTCCTTGAAGCTGACGATCGCCGTGCAGTTCTCCGGAAGGTCGACCAGCCGCTGCCGGCCGACCCGGGCCGGGTCCGTCCAGGCCGAGGCCGGGAGACCCTCGCCCGCGGCGAAGTACACGCGCACCGCGGTCGACCCCGGGTAGAGGTCCCGCATCTGGGTGATGGCCCGGTCGCCCGGACACCACCCGGTGGGCATCACCGCGCGCCCCTGTCGGCGCCGCGGTCACCCCCTCGAACCTCGGTCACATCGTCCCCTCCTTCGATGATCCACGTTACGCGGGCAGTGTGACCTCGTGGAATCGCGGCTTGTACAGGTCGGCGTCGCCCATGCTGTCCGCGAGGGTCTTGCCGTTCCACGCCATTGACACCAGCAGCTTCCCGCTGGCCAGGGTCTGTTCCGGGTGCAGCTGCGGGCAGTAGGTGACGTACTCCCGGCCCTGCCACACCCCAGCCGGGGACTCGAACAGCGGGTGCTGCGTCCACGGCCCCACCGGGCTGGTGCTGACCTCCGCGAACACGGTTGACCCGAACCCGTTCCAGGGCTTGTGTGCCACCACGATCCGCCCGCCGATGACGCGCACCGAGGACACCTGCGTCGGCAGGATCGCATCGTGCTGGTTGGCCGGGTCGGTGTCCCAGGCGCTGACCTTCGACACCCACTGGCCGGTCGACGCGGCGTAGAACCGCCACGCCGAGGGCAGCTCCACCTGGTCGACGGGCACCCGGGCGACGTAGGTGTAGTGCAGGACGAACGCGTTGCCGTCGGCCTCGGTGTAGCCGTACACGTACACGTAGCCGTCCCGCACGATCGCGTCGCCGGCCCACTGCACCGTCGCGGGCACGCCGCGCCGGCCGGTCACACCGGTTGACGGGGTGGCGAGCACCGCCTCCAGCGTCAGCGCGCCGTCGGCGGCCACGCGGTAGCGGAACATCTCGACGCCCGCGAAGGTGAAGCCCTGCCCGTCCGGGTTGTTGCGGACCCGCTGCGCCAGCACGTACAGCCGGTCGTTGGTGAAGAACCCGGCCTGCGGCCAGTACCGCTCCTGCGTGTGGTCATCCCGCGTTGCGGGGTCCGGCACCACATCCCCGGCGGCCACCGCGGTGACCAGCTGGTCGCCGCCGTGCTGCCGCAGAATCCGGTTGCTGACCATCGCCGTGCCGGCCGGGTACGCGCCGGCCGCGGTCTCCCCGGCGGACAGCATCGAGTCCCCGAACAGCCAGTACACGTGCCCGCCGGCCGGCACGCTGGTGGCCTGGTCACCGCCGGACCACTCCTGGTCCTGCTTGGCCGCGAACATGGCCGTGAAACCATCGGCGCTCGCCACGTGCGTCATCGGTCGCACCTCTCCCTCTCTCAGGCGGTCCACACGCCGCCGACGGTTGCGTTGTTGACCCCACGGACCTGCACCCGGTACTCGTAGGGCACCCCTGATGCGGCCTGCCAGTCGTCGAACACCGACCCGGACGGCAGGCCCGACGCGATGCGCACCCCCTGGCTGGGGTCGTTGACGCGCACCCGCACCTCATCGACCCACATGACGTCACCGGCGGCGGGGACGCTGTCGAGCACCGCGCATAGCCGCATGTGCGTCGCGTTGCCCGGGGCTGTCCCGATCGCCCACCGGTAGTCCCACGCGTTGGCCGCGGGCGGTGGCTTGCCGATGCCGTCGGAGACGGCCACGAACGTGCCGCCGCCGTCGTACCAGCGGATCTGCGCGAACGTGTTCTTGAGCACTGACGCGGTGGCCCACATGTCCAGGTAGTAGGTGACGCCCGCGGTGCACGGGATCAGCACCGTCTGGACGTGGGAGCCCAGCGCGTCGGTGCCGTCGCTGGTCAGCTGATACGACCACGACCCCTTGTGTGCCCGGGTGTTGGTGCGTACGGCGGTGCCGGCGTACGGGGCCGCCCACCCCGACATGTCCACGGTCTCGAAGTCGTGGTCGACGATGTACGGGTTGAGGATCGCCCGGCGGTACAGCTCCTGGCGGGCGACCGCGGGCTGCGCGCCGACCGGGGCGGGGTTGGTGATGGCGGCGCGGATGATGCCTTGCTGCGGCAGCGGGGTCAGCGTCACCGTGGCGGTGGCCGGCTCCACGAAGTCGACGGAGAAGATCACCTGCTGTTCGTCGCTGCCCAGCCCCTCGGCGTTGCGGGTCTCCACCACCGCCCCGTAGGAGAACCCGTCGCCGAGGGCGAGGTCGGGGGTGTGGCTGGTGTCGGTGCCCGCCCGCCACCCGGAGTCGTACACCGTCTCGGCGAGGATGCGCAGCCGCACCCGCCAGGCGGTCTGCTCCGCGGCCGTCCAGGTGACGGTCACGCTGTCTTGGGTGATGACCTGACTCGGGGTGGGTGCGGTGACCGTCGGATTGACCTTGCCGGAGGGGACGACCACCAGCGCCGCCGAGTACACGCTGGCGGTGTCGGTGGAATCCCACACCTTGACCCGGTAGCTGTGGTTGGGGTCGGAGGTCAGCCCCCACAGGAAGCCGGGCAGGGTGCGGGCGGTGGTCGCGCCGACGTTCTTCTGCTCGGTCGCCTGCCACGTGTTGTCACTGGCCCGCAGGTACTGGAGGGTGCCGGTGCCGATCTGCCGGGAGATCGCCCACGCCGACTGGGTGTCGGCGGTGTCCGGGTCGTCGAACGTCCACCGCAGGTCCAGGTCACGGGTGACGTCCCACGCCCGCCCGTTGGCGTCCAGGTTGTTGCCGCCCTCACCGAACCGCCACGTGGGCGTGAACGGCGCGTAGGTGAGGTCCTGGCTGACGTGGGTGATGGTCCAGGGCGACGCCGCTCCGTTCTGGTAGAGGACGTCGTAGCGGGCGCTGCCGAACGACTCCCGGCGCACCGAGTAGTTGTCGATACCGGCCACGTCCGTCGTGGACACGGTCGACCACCCGGACCACGCGGCGCCGGCCACCGAATAGTCGATGTAGTGCAGGTCCGGGTTGGCGGTGCCGACCGCGTACACCCGGAAGTCGCGGGTCACGTTGTTGTACGACAGGGCGCAGTGCTTCACCACCCCGGCCGGGTGGGCCGGCGTGATGAACGAGGCCGTCCGGGTGTTGCCCTGGTTTCGCTCCCAGACGATGACCTGCGTGGTGTCGTACTGGTAGGGCTGCGCGACCAGCCAGCCCGGGTTGCGCCACACCCCCGCCACCGAGTCCACCGCCGGTGGCGCGGGAATATCGGTGCCCTGCGGCGTCAACCGCACCGCGGTGTTCGGCCCCGTCCACCCGCTGCCGTTCCAGGTGAGCTTGACCGTCCACAGGTAGGTGCGGCCCCACGCCACCCACGCGTGCGCCGGCGACAGCTCGTAGCCCACCGCCGGCACCTGATGCCCGCCCGCCGGCTCATCGAAGAACCACAAGACCTTGTTGCGCACGGTGTTGCTGGCCACCGGCTGCCCCACCGCCGGGATCGCGAACCCGTACACGCGCACCGCCATCGACGTACCGCCCTGGTGGCCGACCGCCACGAAACCCACCGACCGGCCATCCGGGTACCGCACCACCAGCGGCGCCATGCCCGAGAAGTAGGAGCCGGGGGTGCCATCGTTGGCCGCGGCGGCCAGCCGCAGCGGCGAGTGCCACGACACGTTCGACGCGGTGATCACCCCGGCCTGCATCCAGATCCGGTCCTGCCCGGAGGTGTTGGTGCGGTAGGTGATGTACAGCCGGTTCTGCCAGTCGACGAAGAACCCGCCCATCTCCACGATCGCGGCCTCCGCGGTCCGCGCCGCACCGAACGCCGCCCACGACACACCCTTGTTGGTGGACCGGTACACCTGGTAGCCGCCGGTGTTCGTCACCGCCACGTAGAACAGGTGGCCCGTGGCCGGCTGCCGGTCGACGCGGCGGGTGCCCGGGTACCGCAGCTGCCCCGCCTGCGTGGTGGTGTGGATGGTGGCCGTCGACGCCATCGCCGCCCCCTCTCAGACCTGGTTGACCATGACGAAGCGGGCGTGAACCGTGCACGTGCCGCCGGGAGCCGACCAGAACCCGGCGCGGACGATGTACTCCCCGCCGGGCACCAGGTTCTCCACCGGCGAGGTGTTGACCGATCCGTCCTCGGGCGCGGCGCCGACGTTGACGGGCTGGCCGGCCATGATCCCCCGCCTGTACTCGAAGCCGATCACCTGCTGGCCGTCCGACCAGTCCGAGCCGGTGCGCATCGCGAACGACAGGTGCGCCGAGTTGTCGTTGACCGACTGTGCGACGTACCCGCCCACCGAGACCAGCACCTTGCCCGAGGGCGGCGCCAGGAACGTCACGCCGACCTCCGGGCTGCCCAGCGACGGCGTGGCGGTGGCGTTGTTCAGCACCGTCTGGTCGTAGGAGTAGCGCGGCCAGTACCCCTTGCCGAAGCTGCCGGTGACCGTCCAGTCGTCGCCGTACTTGTGCAGCACCACCCGCACGTCCGGGTACAGCGTCAACCCGGCCACGAACTTGCACGGCAGCGGCTGCGCGTCACCGTCCATCACCACGTACACGTACGCGCCGGACGTCGACACCACCGTGCCGGTGGCGGACTCCTTGCTCTGGTGGCGGCCGATCCGCTCGTCGACCAGATTCACCAGGTACGCGCTGATCGTGTTCATGCCAGCACCTGCCACTCGTGGCTCATGTCGCCGCCGTCCAACGGCAGCGTCCAATCCGTCGCGAGCGCGTCCGCCCACCGCCCGAGCCCACCGGCGGCCGGATCGTCGAGGGCGACCTTGTCGAAATGCCAGTGCAGCGGATTCGGCCCGGTGGTGTGGGTGATGGTCTGCGGGATCCGCATGTCCGCGTCGATCGCCAGCCACGCCTGCGTCTCCAACGCCGCCTGGTCGGCGGCGGAGATCCGCAGCGTCTTGGTGATGGTGCGGCCACCCCGCGCCTCGATACTGGTCGGCCCCGACGCCAAGTTCTCCCACGTGAAGATCCCGTTGCCCTCCACCGGCGTCGCCCCGTCGACGTCGTTGGAGCGGATCGCGACCCACCGGTTGGGGGCGGCGTACAGGTCCTGCGTGTAGGTGCGTTCCGGCGAGATGATCGACGTCTCCGGTGCCAGGTCGTACACCCACTCCACCGGCCGGTCCACCGGACGCGCGTACGGCTCACCGCGCAGGTAGCCGTTCCAGTCGCTCCACATGCCCTGGTAGCCGATGATCGCCAGCAGGTCGTTGACGATGCCCAGCCACGTCTTGTCGTCGTCCATCGGGCTGACGTAGGCGCTGGGCAGGGTCTTCCCGGCGGCGGCCGGGTCGAGGATGTAGCGGGTGTAGCCGCGGTCGACCAGGATCGTCTCGACCGCCGTCAGGACCTCGGTGCCGGCCTCCACCGCATACGACGTGCCCGTCTTGTCGTTCAGGCGGTCGAGGACGTCGTAGCCGACGACGGCGTGCGCCGGCAAGCTCCGCCCGGTGGTCCGCCTCGGCCGGGACGTGAGGTATGCGCCGAGGTTGAACCGCGCCTCGATCACCCCGTCGGTCAGCGTCAGGTAGGGGCGGACGATCGCCGTCCCCCAGTCCAAGTCCCGCGACACGATCAGGTTGGCGGATCCGTGCACCGTGTTGTACGACCGGCGCGAGACAGACCCGCCACCGAAGTCGGCGGAGATGTCTTCGATCACCTCCAGGTTCTGATCCAGCAGCTCGCAGCCATGCCGGGTGCCGATCGCCGGCACCTCCTGGATCAGCCACCGCACCTGCGCCTCGGTCAGGTGGTCACGCGGTGCGGCGGTCAGCGGCTGCATCATGCCGGCACCGCCTCCGACCACGTAACGCCCTGCAGGACGAAGCCCACGTTGTAGCGCTGCTTGTCGGCGATGTACTCGCGGTCGTCCAGCTGCCAGTACACGCCGACGATCCGGCGGCCCCGGTCGTCGCGGTACATGACGTGCTCGCCTTCCCATTCCTCCAGCAGCGCCTTCGACGACCCGGGCACCTGCACCAGGCGTACCGTCAGGTTCTCGATCCGGCCGACCTGGCTGACGGCCCGCCGCCGACCCTCGCCGTAGGTGCGAACCTCACCGTCCCTGCCCACCACTCCCCGCCGGTCAGGTTCGGCCCGCGCGGACACGAGCTCCCCGGACGCCATGTTGTTGATGAACACGTACGGCAGGATCAGCGTCGCCATCTCGGGAACCCCCTCACCGCAACCGCGCCTCGACGACCCACGCGTCCTCGACCGCCCCCGTCAACGCCCGGCCGACACCGGGCGCGATCCGCTCCACCGCCGCGATCAGCCGACGCAACAGCGCCTCGACGCCGGCATTCGACGTCACCGCGGCGACCGGGGCCGGCCGTTGCTCGAACACCGGAGGCGACCACCCCGACATCACCGCCCGCTCGGCCCGCGACGCGCCGATCGGCCCGCCCTCGGCGTACCGCGGAACACTCCCGGAGGTCGCCCCACGCCCGAACGCCATGAGCTGCCGGCGGAACGCGTACACGGCGCCGTGCCCACCCATCCGGTCCACCTCGGCAGCGGTCAGCATGTGCTCACCCGGTGCGGCGTAGATCAGCGTGGAGTCCTTGCCCTTCGGCCCGTCGCCCTCGACCGGGCCGCCGTCCTCCAACCGGCCGAGACGCAGCGCCAAGGCGACGTCAGAGTTGTTGATCAGATCGAATTCCGCCTTTATGAAGACGTTTCTCGGGATACCGCTGAGCGTCTTCTTCCACGCCGCGACACCCGCATTATCAGGTTGGAAGTCGGCCTTGGTGCTCACGTCACGCGGGATGCCGAACAACTGGTTCGCGAGGTTCCGGGCCTCGGCGGCGTTGACGCCCATCTGCGCGGCGGTCTTCAGGAACGCCGCCCGGCCCCGCTCCGTCGCGGCCGACGCCAGCTCCTGCGACTTCGTCTGCGCGAAGATGTCCTCGGCGGCAGCCAATGCGGCGTTCGCGATACCGACCAGCGCCTCCCTATTCGCCCTCTGTTTGGGGATGTTGGCGTTGATGCCGTCGCCGTTCTTCTTCGCCGCCTCGGTCGCCCGGTCAATCGACTCCTCCAACCGGATGTTCGATTCCTCGACGGACAGATTCCCGCTGTAGGTGGCGCCGAGGGTCCGGTTCATCTCGTCGAGCCGGCGGGTGAACTCTTCGACGGACTGGCTGGTGCTCGCGTACTGGCCTGCGGCTCGCTCCGTCGCCGCGCGGGCGGCGTCCAACTGGATCCGGTAGGCGCCGGAGGCGTCGGCGGCGGCGATCTGCGCGTCCGTCATCCCGGCGGCCTTCAGCGTGGCGAAGTCAGCGGCGTCAGCGGTGCCGATGCTGGCCCGGCGCATCGCCTCGGCCTCGGCCGTGCCCTTCTTGAAACCGTCGGCGGTCAGGTCCAGCTCGATGCCCACATCCCGCAGCGACTTGGCCAGGTAGCTGTTGTCCTCGATCCAGTAGCGGCCCTTGTCGATTGCCACGTCGAGCTGGTCGGTCCATCCCTTGATCACGAGCCCGACGTGCACGAGACCACCGGCTACCCGGATCAGGTTGTCGAGCAGGGTGGTGAGGTCCTCCACCGCCGACGCCGCCTGGTCAGCGTCACCCGCCAGTAAGGTGAACTGATCACCGATGCTGTCACCCAGCCGGTCAAGGCTCGCGCCGAACGCGTCGACCACCGGATCGGCTTCTTCGACGGCGTCCGCGATGCCGCCGATCACCCGGCGGGCCCCGGACACCGCGCCGGCCACCAGCGGATCTACCAGTCGGCTGCTCGCGAAGATCCGGGAGATGTCGGGGCCGAGGCTGATCCACCCGGCGCGGATGTCGTCGATGCCGTCCAGCACGACCGGCACGAAGTCCGCCGCCCGCTGCTCCAGGTCACCGAGGATGAATTGGCCGAGTTCCGCCCCCGCGGTCTTCACCCGCTGGTCCCGGACGGCCACCGCGGTGCCGCCGACGATGCCGAGCCCTGCCCCACCGCCGATCATCGCGGCGCCGATCACACCCGCCAACGTGGGAGCGGCGATAGCCGCGCCGGCCGCGACGGCGGCGACCATCGGCCCGGACAGGGGCATCGACGCGATCAGCGGCCCCAATCGGCTGGCGAACCGTGCGGAGAATCCGTCGGCGCTCTCATCCCCCAGGGCGGTGACGCGCTGCCGCAGCCGGTCGAGGTCACCTCGGGCCGACTCCACATCCATCCGCACCTGCACGTTAGATGCGGTGCGGGACACCTCCTCCAACCGGTCATCGACACGACGTATCGCCGCCAGCGCCGCATCCGGGTCCGCGTCGATCGTGACCGGCGGATCCACCCCGAGCGCGGTCAACCGGCGCTGCAACTGGTCGATCTGCCGCTGCGCCGGACTCAGCTCGACCTTCGGTTCCACCGGTGTGTCATCGACCGCCCCGAGCTGCTTGGCGAACCGGTCAAGCTGCGTCAGCGCCCGCTCCGTGCGGACCCGCACCTCCACGCTCTCGGCGTCGCGGGACATGTCCCGCAGCCGCTGCCGGGTCGTCTCGATCGCGGCCAGCGCGGTCTTCGGGTCCGCCTTGACGTCGATCGGATCCAGGCTGAGCGCCTTCAGCGCGTTGTTGAGCTGCGCCCCGAACGCCTTCGCCGCCTTCGTCGCCTTGACCTTGACGTCGCCGGTCAGTTTGCTGTCCTCGGCGCGCAGCTCCAGGTACGCGTCAGCGAGCTTCTTGGACTTGGCCACCGCGCACCTCCCCTTCTGCTACGCCACGCCGAGAGCACGCAGCTTGATGGCACGCGGACTGTCGTCGTCCGGATCGCCCTGGCCGCCGGGATCCGCCGCCAACTCGGCGTCGAACAGCGCCTTCGCCGTCTCCCAGTCGGCGCGGTCACCGCCGACCTGCCGGCCACCGAGGGCCTGCGCGACGGCCGCACCCACGGTGTGGGCGTGCACGTCGCGGGCCAGGTCATCCAGCCGCAGCACGTACGCCACGGCCAGCACGTCACCGAGACTCAGGCCAATCCGGCCGCCGCCAACTTGTCCCGGTCCCGCCTCTCCCGCTGCACGGCCTCGCGCCGTTGCCTCTCCTCCGCTTCGGCCTGCATCAGGTAGAACTCCTGGATGTCCGGGCGTCCCCTCTCCAGCACCAGCGCTTTCTCCAGGTCCGAAGCCGGCGCCGGTGAGGGCGAGCCGTCCCCGGATCCGGGCGGCGTTGTCGCGCGCCCAGGCGGCGAGGCGGACCGCGGCCCAGTAGGAAAATCCGTGGTCGCCTCCGTCACCGCCCGCGTGAGCGCCTTCATGTCGCGCATGCGGTCGGTGACGGTCTGCCCGTTCTCCATGCCGACCCGCCAGTACGTCTCCCAGTCGTCCGGGTGGATCAGCTGGTGCAGCGACTCCAGCAGCGCCCGGTAGCTCGCGTAGACGGCGCGGCCCATCGCGCTGGCGACCTTCGCCATCTGCTCCGGGTTGAGCGCGTCGACCTGCGACGTGTCGATGCCTTCCAGCGCGGACATGTCGACGCCGCGCGCGGCCTCCAGGAATTCGAGCTCCACGGCGTCGGTCGCCGCCGGGTGCACCCGGATCACCGTGTCGAAGTAGCGGAACTCCAGATCCAGACGCTCCCGGGGGCGGCCCAAGGTGCCGATGCTGCGCGCCACGTCATGCCCCCAGCCGGCCGGTGCCGGCGCCGTAGAACGCGAACGCCTTGCCGCTGGCGGGCCTCTCGAAGTTCCACACGGTGGCGATGCCGGCCGGCGTTGCGCCGCGGGCGAAGTTGGACTGGATCTCGCCGCCGTTGAGGCACTGCCGGCCGACCAGCCGCAGCGTGTGGTCCAGCGACTCCCAACCGATCATGCGGCGAACGATGGTCTCCGGGTCCGGTGGCTCCAGCTTGCTGGACAGGGTCGCGCCGGTGCCGGACACGGTGGTCACCGCCGACGACGGGGCGTTCATTGCCCGCGCCATGTTGTGCAGTGTGAAGTTGGTGACCGCGAACGCGAGGGTGGTGGTCACCTCCGTGACGCTGTACGCGACCGCCTCGAACAGCTCGGCGACCCGAACTGGCTCGACGTTCGTCGCGTGACCGAACACCGACCCTTCCAGCGTCGGACCCCACGGGATCCACGCCACCGGCCACGGGTCGGCGTCGTAGCTCGACCCGGCGGCGGCGTGCAGCGGCTCCGCCGACGCCAGCAGAGCACTGAACAAGAACCCTGGCTCGCGCAGCAACAGCGGTGTGGCCTGAGACAGCGGCATCAGCTATCGCCTCCCTCGGTGTCCGCGGCGGTGTCCGGCGCGGTGGTGGTCGTCTGGTCCGGGGCCGTCGACGCGGTGGAAGCATCCCCGGCCGTGGATGCGGTACTCCGGCGGCGCGGTGACCGCGTCCGCGTGGTCGACGCCGCCGTGGCGGTCGTGTTCTCGGCGGCGGCCTTGTCCTCGGCGGCCCACCGCTCGCGTTCCTCGGTGGTCGCGGCGCCGGTGCGCTCCAGCACCTCCCGGCCGGCCTTCGACGTCCGCTTGACGACGTAGCCGGACTGGTCCCACTTCAGCCGCTCCACCGTCGACGCCGGCACGGCCATGCCGGGCGTCGCGGCGAGCACCGTGCCCCAGGGGATGTTCTGCACGGCAACCCACACGCTGTACTCGGCCTCGCGGGCCTTGCGTAGTTCCTCCACCGCCAGCAGGTCCGGATTGACCTGCGGGGCGGTCGGATCGTGCTCGATTCCGGGGAAGGTCATCTGACGTCTCCGATCATGCGATCGCTGCTTCGAGGGCGGGTTCCATGAACGGCCGCTCCGGCAGGTGGACCGTGCCGCGATCATGGAAGTAGAGGTAGTAGTGCGGGCGGTCCCACGAGATCCGCACCGTCCAGGTGGCGAGGTCCATCACCGGTTCCCGGCGGATCGACGCGGCGCCCTCACCGGTGGCCTTCGGCGCGCCAATCTGCGCGTACCGCTCGACCGGCTGCCCGACATCCATGAGCAGATTGAGCACGTCGCCGCTGCGGGCGTACTCCTTCGCCGCCCGTTCGTCGACGACCACCCGCACGTCGGACATCACACGCCCCCGTACGTCAGCTGCGACCGCACCTGCACCTGCACGGACAGGATGCTCAGCGACTCGTCCTGCGGCTGGTCGTAGTCGCCCTGCCCTTGCGTGACGCCGGTGACGGTCAACCCGCCGCCGAGACTCGGGTAGGTGCGCAGGACGGCCACCGTCTGGCCCAGCATCTCGGCCGCGCGGGCATCCGTCAGGGCGACTGCACGAGGCTCCTTTCGGTGCACCCGGAAGTACACCGACACGAGCGCGGTCTCTTCGGTGGCCACCCAGTGTTCGGCGGTGAGATCCTCTTGGGTGAACCGCACCCCGCCGCCGTAGATGCACTCCAGCTCGACGTTGCCGGGGAACGCGTACGCGACCTGGATGCCCGCCAGGGGCTGCCCCTCGGTGGCGAGGAACGTCAGCCCGTCGAACAGGGCCTTCTTCGCGGCGTACACGTTCGTGCCAGTCACGCGAACCCTCCCATGTCGACGGTGTTGCCCTCGTACGCGGCGTCGACCTCAGGGATGCCGGTCTTCTCCCCGGTCGGCAGCGCGATCCGGTAGGTGCCGCCGTCCGCCGCCGACCAGCTGATCGCCCGGTCCGGTACACCCGAGGTCGTGATGTGCACCCGGGACCGCAGCCGCAGCATCGCCGCGGTGCGCAGGTCTTCCGGCGGCATGTCCATGCCGTGCTCGTACTCGACGACCACCGGCCCCACCGGCCAGCCGACCCGGTGGTGCAGCACCCCCGACGGGTCGACCTGTACCGCGGCGACGTCGGCGGGGCTCCACGCCGTGCCGGCCACGGTGACGGCGCGCAGCTCCCGCACCTGCACGCGGGGCAGCAGCAGCGCGGCGCGGCCGTCACCGCGCACTACGGTCCGCTCGAAGCGGGGCACGAACGCCTGACCGCAGATCCGCTCGCATTCGACCTCGACCTCCAGCCGTTTGCGGATCAGCTTCTCGGTGGGGTGCTGCGCCAGCGTCAGGCCGTGCTCCGTGCGGGCCTCGGCGAGGTCGAAGTAGTGCCCGCCGACGATCTCCAGCAGGTCCCGGTACCGGCCGAGGCTGCCCGACCAGTCGACGACCAGGGCGTCCAGCCGGGCCTGCGCCGGCACCGCGAACGTGTACTGGCCGGCGGGGCCCGGGTGCGCGGCGACGCCGGACACGACCGCCGTGCCGTCCAGCCGCGTCACGGTGACCGTGACGTCGCCGGTGACGTCGGTGGGTGTCTCGCCCACGTAGAAGGTGCGCGTCAGCTGCGCTGGCACGTCGCGTTGCACCCGGATCAGCCCCACCGGCTACTTGTCCTTGCCCGCGGGCTTGTCGCCGCCGGCGGCGGGCTTCGCGCCCGCCGCGCCCGCGCTGCCCGCGCCGCTGCCGGTGCCCGAGCTGCCGGACGTGCCGGACGTGCCGGACGTGGTGGCCTTCCCGGCCGCGCCGGTCCCGCCGGTCGGCGGCTTCGCCGGGGCGGGGGTGCGGCCCTGCGGTGCCTGCGTGCGGGCGTTCGGGTCGCCCTGCGCCGCCTCGCGGCGGGCCTGCGCGGCGGTCTGCCGCGGCGCCTGCTTCTGCACCTTCTCGATCTCCTTGCGCGCGGTCGTGGCGGCGGCGGTGTCACCGGTCGATTCGGCGCGGGCCAGCTGCGCCTTCAGGTCCCGCAGCCGCGAGTCCGGGTCACCGCCGGCCGCCGGCACGTCGGTCGGTCCGGTGGCCCACGACGGCGTGTTGTCGGCGTGCGCCCCGCGGGCGGTGTCGTTGTCCTGCGTCATGTGCTGCTCCCTCGATCAGGACCACGGCGGGGTCTGGGTGTCGTCGTAGAGCAGATCCGTGGTGTTGGTGACGTTCGTGTTGGCCGAGTAGGTCACCCGCACGTACCGCCACGGCGTCGGCTGCTTGACGATCTTCTGCACGGTCGTGGCCGTGGTGATCACGAACGTGCCGGTCGAGTTGACGGCCGGGGTGGCCAGGTCCGCCCACGTCGCCGGCGCCCACGTCACCCCGTCGGCCGACACCTCGATCTGGTAGGTGCACGTCGGGGTGCCGCCCACCGCGGTGGTGATCCGCACGACGGCGCCCTTGTGGGACGGCCCGCGGTCCGCGACGTTCGTCGACGGGCCGTTGCCGGCCTGCGCGGCCGACAACGACACCACCTCGGGGGTGCGCCCCGAAGCGTTGGCCGGCAGCGTCGCCATCAGCTCTCCAGCCAGTAATCCGTGGCCAGAGAGGGCTGCGGATCGTCGACGATCGAGATGGTGAGGCTGTGCGCCTCAGCGAAGGCGGCGACCTTCTCCACGCCGGCGCGTTGTTCGTCCTCGGTGAGGCCCCCCTGTCCGAGGTACATCACCGCCCGCGTGTGCCGGGCGAACACGGTGCCGTCCGTGTTGTAGGCGGTCAGCGTCTGTTCCTGGTAGCCGTTGAGAATCGTCATCGCGTCACCCCGGCGAATCAGGCAAACACCGGCTGGACCAGCGCGGTGCCGGACAGCTTCTGGTGCGAGCTGGCGTACCGCGCCATGGTGTAGGCGTAGTAGCCGTACAGCACCAGGTCGATGGACAGCTGCTTGGCCTGGTCGGCGCGGATGAACTGCGGCGCGTCGGGGTCCTCCCACAGGTAGGACTCCTCCGACGGTGCCACGAACAGTTCGTCCTGGGTGCCGCCGACTGCGGTCGAGATGTTGTTGTCGGTCACCACCGCCATGCCGTTGGGCAGCAGACCGCGGAAGCCGGACCCGTACCGCTCGGCGTAGTTCACGCCGCCGTTCTGCGCCGGGATGCCCGGCTGGCCGATCAGCGGCCACTTCGCCACCATCTGGCTCTGGAACCAGTACCAGCGGCGGGAGTGCATGACCACCAGGTCGGGGTTGGCCTGCCCCAGCAGCGCGGCCTCCGACTGCGACGCACCCTGGAGGATCTTCGGGTACAGCTTCTCGCCGCTCGGCGCGGCGTCGTCGGTGACGATCGTCTGGGAGATCGCGGACAGGCCGGTCGCCGCCTGGTTGATGATGGTCGAGTCGAGGTTGGTGGCGTACCGGCGCTGCATGTCCGACATCGTCACGTCCTCGACACCCAGGCCCCGGTCGACGGCCTGCCGGGACAGGGTCTGCGAACCGGCCGCGGTCTGCACGGGGATGGTCAGCAGCGTGTCGTCGATCTCCGGGGTGTTCGTCACGGGCGTGTTCTCGGTCGCCTGGTTGCCGACGCCGGTCGGGGTGGTGATCCGGGAGATGTTGACGGTCATGCCCTTGGGCGGCAGCGGCAGCTTCGTCATCGCGTCGGCGAACGGTCGGCGGGCGGCCACGGCCGGGGCGTACATCTCGGTCAGGTACTGCGGCACGACCAGGCCGGCGAAGCCGCCGGTGCCGACGGCGCGCTCCAGGTACTGGCCGCGCTCGACCTTTTCCTCCTGCATGTGCCGCGACAGCCGCAGCTCCGCGTCCATGTCGCGGTTGATCTGCGCCGCCACCACGTCGCGCAGGAACTCGGCGCCCTTGCGGCAGTTGCCCCGGTGGTAGGTGCGTTCCTCACGGCCGACCCGGGCCACCTGGTCGTAGGCGGCCTTGCGGGCGGGCACCGTCGCCGGGTCCTCCCGGCGCTCCTGCATCGCCTGGTCGTGGCGTTCCTCGGCGGCCTTCGCCGCCTTCAGCTGCGCGATCTTGTGCTGCGCGCCTGCCACGTCCTTCTCGGCCAGCGCGTGGGTTTCCATCGCCGCGGCGACCTCGGCGTCCTCGTCGTCGGTGAGACGGGCGCGGGCCTCCTGCTTGGCCTTGCCGTGGATGTACTTGACCGTCGCCAGGGCCTTCTCACGGCGGCGGATCGCCTGGGACTGCTCCGCCTCCGCGGAGATGATCAGATCGTCGAAGGTGGTCGTCATGGACCGGGCCTCTCGGGCAGAAGGATCAGGGATCCCCATGCGCCGTGGCGGCTCGAATCTCCGGCTCGCGCGTCAGCGTTCCCGCGCGGTCATCTGCGTTGCGGAGGGTGGGATGTAGTTGTGGTGCGGGCGGTGCTGCTACAGGTCGGCGCCGATCGTGGACAGCCAGGCGTCCAGCTGGGTGACGGTGCGGCCACCATGCTGCGGCAGGTCCGGGGCGGCGGGGGCGGCGGGCTGATCTCGCCTCTGCGCCAGGTCGACCCGGTGCGTCAGTCGGTCCATCGCGGCGCGGGCGGCCCCGGCCGGTAGCCGGTCCAGCTCGTCCAGAATCTCCCGGGCGGAGCGGGCTGCGATGAAGGTGTTCGGGTTAGCGCCGTAGTTTACGGCGCTGGTGTCGCCGCGGTCCAGGTCGTACACGTCGATGCGGTACTCGGTGAAGTCGGCGTTCCAGTGCCCGGCCTCGATCATGAACGCGAACGACTGCTCGGTGATCGTGCCGTCCTCGATGCCGTGGACCAGGTCCATGACGTCCTGACGCTGCGGGTTCAGCCACGCCGTGTTGCCGTCGCCGGTCCGGTCGGACCACAGCTCCAGCGTCCCGGCCGCCGTGCGGGCCATCGCCAGCCCGCGGTGGTTGACCAGGAAGATCACATCGGGGCGGGCGGCGATCGTCTTATCGCCGGCGCCCGCGGACACGATCTCCACGTACGGGCCGTTCTCGTCCCACATCTCGTAGCCGCGCTCGTGGACCGTGTAGTGGCCGCCGACCCGGTAGAACATCTTGCCGTCGCGTTCGACCCGCTGCGCGGACAGCCGCGGCGGCAGCGGCGCCAGCTCGCGGGCGCCCGCCACGGAGCGGTTCATCCACGCGGTCGACACCGACCGGGCCTGCCCGACCGGCGGCTGGCCGCGGTCCCGGCCGGCGGCGGCGCGGCGGCCGGCCGCGTCCCGGTACTGGTCGGCCGACGGCGGGCGCGGGCTGGTCCGGGCGGGCGCGCGGGCCTCGCGGACCGGGGCAGGCGCCGGGGCGGCGTGCCGGCGGGCCGGGGCGGGCGCGGCGTCCCGGCCGGCGTACCGGTAGCCGCCGAGGTCGAAGCTGCGGCGCATCCGCCGCCGCAGCTCGGGTTCCTCGGTCTCGTCGATCTCGACCGTCTCCACCCGGTCGGCGAGACCGGCCTCCACCGCTTCCCGGGCGAACATCCACGTCTCGGCGCGCATCAGGTCCCGCCACTCACCCGGCTCGCCCCCGCCGCGGCGGGCGTACAGCTCGGCGAGGTTGTCGGACTGCCGGTCGAGGAACACCGACATCTGCCGGTGGTCCTCGGCGTTGCCCTGCTCCACCGCCGACGCGTCGTGGATCATCAGCTGCGAGCCGGGCATCATGATCAGGTCGTCGCCGGCCATCGCGATGACCGACGCCGCCGACGCGGCCAGGCCGTCCACGTACACCTCGATACGCGCCTGGTGGTGCAGCAGCGCCGAATGGATCGCCAGCGCGTCGAACACGCTGCCGCCGGGGGAGTTGATCCGCACCCGGATCGTCGGGGCCTCGATCGCCTCGATCGTCTGCACGAACTCCTTGGCCTTCACGCCGAGGCTGCCGCCGATCTCGTCGAAGATCAGCACGGTGGGCGGCTGGCCCGGCCGGCCGCTGCCGTCGCCGTTGCGGACTTCGAACCACGGCAGACGCGCCTGCGGCAGGTCCGCGACGGTCAGGTTCTGCTGCGCGGCCAGCTCCAGGAACCGGGCGGTGGTCCGCGCGACCATCGTCGCCAGGCGGCGGGTGTGAATGCTGCTGGTCACAGCGGGCCCTCCCCGTAGGTGGCGGCCCACGCCGCCGAGTTGTCGTACGGCACCGCGGACAGCGGGTTGACCGGTTCGGCGCCGCGCGCCGGCGTCTGCGGCGGCGGCATGGCGGGCTGGCTGCGCGGCGGACCGAACAGGGTCTCGAACTCGGCGATCTCGCCCGGGGTCAGCGGCTTCTCGTTGTACAGCTCCCGCGCCCGGGTCACGGTCAGGGTGCGGTTCCTGATCCGCATGTCGATGACCTTCGCCTGGGTCTGCGGGTCCATGCGCAGCAGCGCGTCGGTGTTGAGCTTCACGTAGCGGGGGCGGGGCAGCAGCCCGGCCGACCAGGCGTCTTCCCGCCTGATGATCGCCGGACCCAACGCCATGATCAGGAACTGGAGGTTCCGGGTCACGGTCGTCTCGTAGCGCAGCGACCCGGGCGCGGACACGGCCGCCTCGATCAGGTCCACCGGGCAGTCGAAGTAGCGGGCGATGTCCGGCACGTTGATGCGGCGGCCGTCGATGAACTCGTTGCCGGCCGCCTCGGCCTGCATGAAGTCGTACTCCCAATCGACGCCGTGGACGAACAGGTCGCCGTTGCGGATCGCCGCGTTGTGCCGGTCCTTCATGATCCCGGCCTCTTTGGGGTCGATCTTGCGTTGGGTGTGCTTCAGCCGCGCCTTCGGCACCCCGGCGCCGCCGAACCAGTCCAGCGCGAACTGCTGCATCGACAGGCCCTCGCTGATCGACCAGGCGGCGTACGCGATCGGCGACAGCCCGACCGGCAGGCCGGGCACCGGGTACTGCACCTCGTGCCACACCTTGTCGGCGTCGTACTCCTTGCCGTCGATGCGGTACTTGTACTCGGTGGAGCCCTTCGGCTTGCGCACCGAACACGCCGACGACGGGTACAGGTCGATGCGCGAGGGCAGGCCCAGCGCGTTGACCTCGGTGATCAGCCCGATGGCGTTACCGGACCCGTCCAGTTCCCACTGTGAGGCGTGCACCCACGGGATCCACCGCCACCGCTTGCCGCCCGGCTCGACCAGCACCGGCGGTTTCGGTAGCTCCACCTGGTAGCCGTCGACGCGGCGGAACACGTCCACCGGCAGCGTCGAGATGAGGTTGGCGCGTAGCCGGCGGCACGCCCACACCGCCGAGTGCCGCAGCGCCTTGTCGTCGTTGATGCTGGCGGGGTCGACGCCGGGTCCGCCGCCGCGCGGCGGGATGACCGGCCCGGTGACCGCGGCGGCCCGCTTGCGGGCGGGGAACAGCAGGCCCATCAGCGGCGGGCCTGCCACTGGAAGAACGCCGAGCCTGCGAGGATCACCACCCCGGCCACACCGAAGGCCACCAGTCCGACATGCGGCCGGGCGGCGTAGAACGACCCGGCGGCCAGGGCCAGCAGGCCGGCCACGTCCAGGGCCGCCGTCACTGCGTCGCGCACACCTTCACGGTCTTCCTGTTCAGCACTGCCCGCTGTCGTCGTCGCAGTGCACCCACTGGCCATTGTTGCAGTACAGCTGCCGGCCGCACACCAGGCACGGCACCGTCTGGTCGACGGAGTCGGCGATGTCGTAGTCGCCGGGGTCCATCACCTCGTGGCCGTGCATCGCCAGGATCAGCGCGTACAGGTCGATCAGCTCGTCGCCCGAGCCGCGCTTGACGATCGTGAACGCGCCCTCCCCGACGTCGAGTTTCACCGCGGCGCCCAACGCCCGCGCCACCGACGCCTGCCCGAGGTGGAACAGCCGGGTGGGGTCGGCAGGTGCGTCATCCGTCGCATCAGCGTCCTCGCCGGTCGCGTCGTAGAACCGGCCGCACGCCGCGGCGACTTCCTGCTGGTTCGGGGTCAGCACCGTCACCCCGCGGTTGCGTAGCGGCGCGATCAGCGAGTTGGCCGGCCGCCGCGGGTCGATGACCACCGCGACCGCGTCGGCTTCGTCGATCAGCTCCAGCAGCCGCGGCATCATCCACTCCACGCCGGTCACCCCGGCGGGCACCTGGTAGCCGGGCTCGGCGACGGCCGCATGCCAGTGCCGGTCGGCGCGGCGGCCCGCCACGCCGATCACCCCGCGGGACCGGTCCCGGGCCATCTCCACGGCCAGGGCGGGCCGGCCGTGCACCGCCGACGCCGGGTCGTGCAGGTTCTCCCACGTCTCCTGGCGGATCAGCCGCCACTTCGGGGTCGTCACCATCGGCTCCCATCCCAGGTACTCGGCGCAGAAGTCCACCAGGTCCATCGCCTCGTAGTCCTCGCGGATCGCCTTCTCGGGCACGGTGTGGCCCAGGCCGGGCATGCACGACCACCACGTCTGCGGGTCGCCCGGGTCCAGGCCCGGCGCGGCCGAGAAGTCGAAGAACGCCGTGCCGCTGGTCATGCCGGCGGCGACCCGCGCCCGGCCCACCTGCCGCTTGTGCGCCAGGTACGGCCAGGTGCCCGGCATCGCCCGCGACAGGCCCGGGATCATCGACATCACCCACATCTGCCGCCACGGCCGGGTCATCGACGCCGGCCGCATGCCCAGCTCGGTACGCGAGTCCGGCCGCGACCACGCCTCGTCGATCACCGGCACGTCGATCGAATCACCCGTACCGGCGGTCTTGCCGGTCGTCGACGCCGGCGACCACCGCGACCCGTTACGCCAGATCATCGCCTCCGCGTTCAGCCGCAGCCGCGGCGTGAACTGGCGGCGGTACACCGACTTCTCCAGCCGCGCCACGTGCACGTCCCGCCACTTCTTGCGGGCGTCATCCGCCGTCTGCGCCGTGTACACCACCGTCTGCGGGCCGGGCTCGGGAACGACGTGCCCGAGGTGCTGGCGAATCCACCGCGTCAGCGGATCGCCGAACCCGACGCACCGGTGCGTCATCACCGGCAGCAGCAGTTCCGTCTTCCCGGTGGCCTGCCGCGGGCCGATCACGACGACTTCGCTGTACGCCAGTAGCCCGGTTTCCGGGTCCAGCTCCAGCGCCACGTCGGCGATGTGCCGCTGGTGCGGCATCAGCGGCTTTCCCAGCCGGTCCGCCACGGCCGCCAGCTGCCCGCCCAACGTCGGCCGGTCCGGGCTGCGCGGAGTCCCATACAGGGGCGGGCAGGTCAGCTCCGTCAGGGTCGCCGTCATTGCCGTCTCCCACCATCGCCGCGAGGGTCTGCCGTAGTTCCTGGTTCAGGCGGGCCAGCTTCGTCGGGTCCGCCCCCGTGTACGCGTCGAACGCCTGTGCCAACTTCAGCGCCATCTGCTCCAGCGTGCCGCGCACGCCCTGGTCCAGCTTGCCGAGCCGGGCCAGGTCGGCGCGCACCGCCGCCTCGACCGGCCCCGGCTTGGGCTCGGCCTGCCGCTTCCGGCCCGTCATCCGCCCACCCCGCCACTGAGCGTCACCGTCCGGCGGGTGTCCATCCGGGACAGTGCATGGATTTGCGGCGAGAGAGAGAAAACACGGAAGCGCCGGCGCGTTTCCGTTGGTCTGTTCACGAAAAACTCCCGTCGTTTCCGCAGGTCAGGGCCTTGATCGCGGGGGTGGGGGTGTTGCTGCTGGTCAGGGTGGCGGGGCTGGTGCTGCATGGTTATGCGTCCGTGGGTGTGTGGGGGTGACGGTGGGTCACCAGGGGCGGCGGGTGAGGGTGGGCAGGGGCTGGGTGCCTCGACGTTGGTTGCACAGGCCGCAGCCCTGCGGGCAGGGGTTCAGCGCCTGGTTGCCGAGGGTGCCGTGGGCGGGGGCGAGGTTGTCGGGGTCGTCGAGGCCGGGGAGGTGGCGGCCGTCGGGTCCGCGTGGCCAGTCTCGGGCGGTGATGATGTGGTCGACGGTGCGGGCGCCGTGGTGGTTGCACAGGTGGCACAGGTCGGAGTTGGCGAGGACGGCGGCGCGGTTACGCCGGTAGGGGCGGGCGCCGGTGCCGCTGCGTCCGCTGGTCATACCCGCGTCCAGGGCAGGGGTTCACGTGGGCATGCCTGGTGCACGGGTGTGGTGGCGTAGGGCCCGAGGATGGGATCAGCGCCGGTGAGGATGTGCCGGTACAGCTCGGCGCCGTGGTGTCCGCACAGCGCGATGGTGTGGCCGGGCATCAGCCAGGTGCCGGCCCACGGGACGGGCATGGTCAGCTCGTAGCGGTCGCGGGCCGGATCGGTGCACCCGCCGGGATGTTGGCAGCGGGGGGCGAGGCTGCGCAGCAGGTGGCGTTCGGTGCAACGCCAGGCGTCGACCAGGCCGCGCCGGTCGCGGCTGGGGTCGCGGGCCAGGTGGCCGGACACCTCGTACTGGTGTACGCGGTCGCCGTGCAGCAGCGTCAGCCGGTAGGCGTCGCAGCCAGTGAGGGCGAGGTACAGGGCGACGACGTGCGGACCGGGCGCGGCGGCCGAACAGGTGGGGCAGACGTTGCACGGCTCGGGTTCGGGCCAGTGCGGGGCGGCGCCCTCGATGGGGACAGGGACGGCGGGTGGCAGGCGGCGGCCCTCGACCGGGGTGCCGGTCCGGCCGCAGCCTGGGCAGCGGCGCAGCCAGGGCGCGGGGCTGGCGGGTGCGGCGAGGCGGTAGCCCTGGCGGAACAGGATGCGCAGCGGCTGGTGGGCGGGGGCCGGCGGCGGCGCGGGCGGTGGTGTGTCCACGGCTCAGAGGTACCTTCCGGACGGTTGCACGCTGGTGACGGGGCGGGGGACGACGTCGGCGGGCCACGGTTCGTCGTCGTCGGGCCAGCCGGCGTCGGGGTCGTCGTCGGTGCCCTGGCACAGGTAGGAGCTGCGGGCGACGCCGCAGCCGTGGTCGCAGCGGGGGCAGTCGCAGGAGCCGATGCCGTCGCCTTGGCCGTTGTAGGGGTCGGGCAGGCCGCACACGTCACAGGTCACGGTGTGCCTCCGATCGGGAGCACGTCTTGGGCGAGTCGGCGGGCGATGACCTCGCAGTACCGTTCGTTGGCCTCGATGAGGACGGCGCGACGGCCGGACAGCCGGGCGGTCTCGGCCGTGGAGCCGCTGCCGGCGAACGGGTCGAGCAGCACCCCCCCTCGGGGCAGGCGTACTCGATCAGCGGAGCGAGGATGCCGGGCGGCTTTTCCGTGGGGTGGAGGGCGAAGCCGCGCAAGTTTTTGGCGTCTATGACGCTGGGTGCCAGCCGGGTGCCGGTATCGACCCACGTTGTTTTTCTGTGCACGGATCCCATGTGCTGGCCTCGGAGGGCCCCATCTCGCTGGCTGGCGTCGCTTCGAACGGGATTCTCGCTACGGATACGAGGGGTGGCTTTGTACACGTCGCCCCATGGGCCGCGATACCAGTGCGTGGCATGTTCGTGGATGCGCCGAAAGCGATCGACGTGAAGGCCGGTTCCAGCGTTCTTTCGCCAGACCACGTCCTGGGACAGCTTCCAGGCGCCGAACTCGCCCCGGTGATCGAGGAACATGCGCATCGACCCAAAGCACCACAGCGACGACGTGACGTCGGCGACGACGGCGGGCCAGCCGTCCGGCCACCGGTCCCAGGCAAGAGAGGTCTCAGCGTAGGGCGGGTCGGCGACGCAGAGGTCAGGTCGGATGTCGAGGGCGGGAAGCACCTCTCGCATGTCGCCGTGGTAGAGGGTGACCATGTTGTCGGCGTAGTACGGGGTCATCGTCACGGGACGGTCCTTCCGCTGACCCGCACCCCGAGCATGCCGTGGCCGCCCATCAGCCGGTACCGGTCGGGGTGGGCGCGGGCGGCGGCCTGCGCCATGATCGCGTGCTGGATGGCGTGGATGTGCGTGGCCAGCTCGGCGAGGTCGCCGGCGCGGGCGGGGCCGTCGCCAGCGATGGCGCAGAGTGCGTTCCACAGCTGCGCGGTGAGGTCCATCGCGGTGTGTTCGGCGTCGGTCAGCATCGGTCAGCCCTCGGCCTGGTCGACGCGGTCGCCGATCCGCAGGTGACCGTCGATGTCGTCGACGGTCACCGCGTACCGGCCGGGTTCGGCCGGCGGCTCGTCGAGGTCTTCGGCGGCCTGGTTGACGGCGCAGCCGAACAGGTCGCCGAGGCGGCAGCTCAGCGGGTGCTTCAGGGTCCACCCGTCGGGCCGGAACTCGATGACGTGCCGGGGGTCGTCGTCGGCCGGCGCCAGGCGGCCGGCGGCGGTCAGGGCGTCGAGGGCGGCGCGCAGGCCGTGCCGGTCGCAGCAGTCCTCGGTGTTCATCTCGGCCGGGCAGTCGGGCCCCGGGTGCTGGCCGAGGTGCAGGGTCCACGCCTTGGCGAACGTCTCGTGGAGGTCGTCGACGTCGGCATCGGTGTACGGGGTGGCCATCGGTCAGCCTTCCGTGCTGGGGTCGGCCGGCTGCGCGGGCGGGGTGACGGGTTCGTACGGTCCGGCCCAGCCGCGGCGGCGGTGGGTGGCCAGGTGCTGCACGGGCGCGTTGTGGTCGTGGTGCAGGTTGGTGTGGACGTTCTGCGCGAGGGCGAGGACGTCGGCGGGCACTTGGTGGAGGTAGCCGCCGATCAGTACGCCGTTGCGGGAGGCGGACAGCTGCGGTTTGGCGGCGGGCAGCTGGTCGAGGGTGGTGCTGTCCGGGTACCAGCGGACGACGGTGCCGTCCATGAGGGTGTGGGTGACGGTGACGATCACGGGTTGCGTCTCCTGACGATGTCGGCGAGCAGGCGGGCGCGCAGGGGGCGGGTGCGCAGGCTGCGGATCAGGTGCGGCCAGGCGTACCGCAGGTAGGCGGCCCGGTCCCGACGGTCGGTGGGGTGGGTCACGTCGTGGTGGTCGTGGTCAGGCCGGCCCGCTGCGCGCAGTCGGCGTGGGACCAGCCGATGGGGTCGGTGAGCCACACGTGGGGCTGGTGGGCGAACACGCCGTAGGGGCACAGCTTGCACTGGCTGACGTACGCCTGGTCGGCGGTGCGCGACGCCGGCCGGGTGGTGCGGTGGCGTTTGGTGGTCAAGGGCATGGGTCTCCTGTCAGAGGAACTGGCGGATCCACCGCCACGGTGATCCGGGGTCGAGCTGGCGGCGGCCGACGGTTTGCGGGCCGGGGCTGGCCGGTTCGGCCGGTGGTGGCAGGGCTGCGGCGCCGGGCGGGTACGCGGAGTCGGGCAGCGGCGGCAGGGCCTCACCCGGTGCGGCGGTGTGTTCGGGCAGCGGCGCGGACGGGGGCGGCGGGGCCGGTGGTGTGTCCGTGGCGGCGCTGGCGGGCCTCGGCGCGGGTGTCGGGGTGGGTGCGGCGTCTGCGGGCGTCTCAGGGGCCCTGAACGGGTCGGTGGGGACTCGACGCGCCGGCGGGGTGGTCGCGGGGTCGTCGAGCGGGCCGGGGTCGGTGGTGGTGAACGCGGCGGGCCGCCACGGCGCGGTGCCGGTGCGGCGCCACCAGCTGGGGTCGCCGGGCGGCGTGTCGGGGTAGGTGGCGTAGCCGGGGCAGCTGGCGGCGGCGGCCCGCCAGGTCGCGTCGTCGTGGGTCATGAGGCGGCGTTCCGTTCGTGGAGGTGGGTGGGGCAGGCGTCGCCGTTGACGGGGTCGGCGGCGACGACGCCGGGATGCCCGGTGAGGTGGCAGGTGATGCACAGCCCGTACCCGCGGGTGGGCGGGGCCGGGGGCGGCGCGTCGGTCCGGGGCACCGGCGGCGGGCTGGTGCGGGTGTAGCGGGACAGGCTGGCGCGGCGGTGCCCGCGCAGCGTCTCGCGGATGTGGGCCTTGGCCTGTTCGGCGTTCACGGTCGTCACCTCCGGGGTGGGCACGGGTGCGGGCCACAGGGCGTGCTGTGCGGTGGTGCGCGGGTGGGGTGCAAGGCCCTGCCCGGTGATCAGCCGCAGCGGCGGCGGGTCGGGTCTGCTGTCACCGTCGGGCGGGTCGGGTTCGGGTACGGCGTCGCGGGCGCGCGCCACAGTGACGGCCGTACGAACATCAGCCCCGGTATTGGTAGGGGTTGGTGGGTGGTCCTGGTTGGTATAGCGGTCCATCGGACCCTGTACGGCCGGTCCATCGGACCCTGTACGGCGGTTTTCCGCGGGTCCATCGGACCCTGTACGACTGGCCGCGGCGGCGGGCTGTACCGGGTCCGTCGGACCCTGAACGGGCGTGTCCGTACCGGGTCCGTCGGACCTCTTTCGGTCGCGCCGGTTCCTGCGCCGGATGTCCTCCGTGGCCGCCCGCAGTTCCATCGGACCCCAATAGGTGAACCGGGCCAGCAAGTCGGCCGGGCGGGTCAGCCGGTAGTGGTTGCCCTCGCCGCGGCTGCGCGCCCCGGACCCCACGAACGTCAGCAGGCCGTGCGCCAGCAGCGCCGCGCGTACCGCCTTGACCTGCTTGATGTCGACCTCGGCGAGGGCGGCGACCAGGGCGTCACCGGGCCGCACGTTCGTGCCGTCCGGGTCGGCGTGCTGCGCGAGCACGAACGCGACCGCCCGCACAGCTGCCGGGCTGACCGCGCCGCGGGTCGGCCGGCCGTCCTTGCCGAGGTTCGACGACACCCGGATGACGCCCTTCCACCGGATCGACCGGATGATGCGCTCCCACTCGAACCGGTCGACGCCGGCGGCGACGTCGCCGGGCGGCGCCGGTTCCTGGTGCGGCACGGTGGCGTGCATGTCCTCGGGGTGGCCACCACCGTTCATCTCCTGCCTCTCCTTTCCGACCGGCGCGATGACCGCGTGAACGTGCGGCCACCGGCGGCGATCAGCCGCCAGCCGCAACCGTCGAGGCGGCGCACCCCGTCGACGACCGTGATGGTCTGCCGACGGCGGCACGCCGCCTCGTAGTCGATGCGCTGGGACGTGACCTCATCCGGGCGCGCGGGGATCAGGTAGTCCCCGCACTGCCGGCACGTGCCGACGAACTCCCCGGTCGCGCACGCGCGCAGCCAGGCGCCGTGCACGATGACTCCGTCGCTGTCGACCAGGTGCCGGTACAGGCCGTGGTCGAGCGGGTTGAACGGGATGCGCCCGGTTCCGGGCAGCGTCTCCTGATCGGGCATCACCGTCCCTTCGGTTGTTCGGGTGGCCACGCCCGCACGACGATGCGGGACACGACGGCCGCGCACGCCTGCCAGTGGGCGTGGTCGTCGTCGCCGGCCGGGACGCCCGGCAGGGTGCCGTGCACGACGGCCCGCATCAGGTGCCGCGCTGCTTCCCGGGCCTGCTGTGCGGTGGTCACGTCCAGCGGCTGCACCAGCAGGAACGCGACGCCGCCCGGCTCCTGGTCGGTCAGCCGGGTGATTGTCAGCATGTGCGGGCCGCACGGCGGCTTCACGACCACCACGCCCACCGGCTCGCCGTCGACGGGCCGCACCGTCCAGTCGTCGACGACCCGGCCGCGGAACTCGGCCGGGGCGTGGGTCAGGTCGGTGCGGGCGGCCACGCCGGCGGCGCCGGACAGCACCAGCACGGTGGCCAGGTCGGGCGCGGCCATCACAGCCACCCGCCGGTCAGGAAGTGCGCGATCAGCCACACCCCGCCGCACAGCACCACCGTGCGGGCCAGCCGCAGCGTCCACGTCGGGGTGACCTTCAGCGGCGGCACCACCAGGGCGGGGCCGCCGTCGTCCTGCGGGATGACCACCGGCCGGCGTCCGTCCTGCGGGCGCCGCACCCCCAGCCAGGCCCATACGTGTTCCGACAGGGTGTCGCCGTGGCGGGTGTTCAGCAGCGCCACCGTCTCGATGACCACCACGGCGGCGGCCACCGCGATCCACGCGGCGGTGAACGCGTTCACGACCGGGCCCCCGCCAGCTCGGCGGCGGTCGCGCGCAGCGTGGCCACGACCACCTCGGCCGGCTGGTCGTCGCTCCAGTTGGTCACCGACCGGTCGCCGATGCCGTTCTGGATGGCCTGGTGCGCGGTCAGGTACTGCTGCCGCGCCGCCGCGTCGACCCCGTGGTGGGTCGGCGCGGTCAGCGCGTTGCCGAACGCGACCTCCCGCATCGCGCCGACCGTGCACAACCGGCCGTCGTCGTCGCGGTACTCCCGTACGCACTTGCCGCGGGCCTCGATCAGCGTCGCGGCGCCGGTGAGGATGTCCGCCGGGCTCACTTCGGCCCGTCCAGCCACTCGTCGCGGCGGCGCTCCGACACCGGCCCGTCGTCCGGGTCGACGCCCGGGATGGTGGGCTCGTCCGCGCCGGGCAGGTTCCCGCCGGCGGCCGAGGGGCCCGGGTCGACGCCGGGCCGGTCGTCGACGTCGGCGACCGCGTCGAACAGGGTCTCCGCGACCGGCCCGAGGTTGACCAGCTTGCGGGCCTGGTCGAGCATCTGCCGGCCCTGCTCGGCCGCGTCGTCGGCCAGCGGTTCGATCGCCAGGAACTTGACCCGCGGCGACAGCGGTTCCCCCGGGCCGGGGATCGTCGCGCCGGCGAATTGCACGATGCCGACCACCACGTGGCGGCCGAGCTGGTTACGGATCAGGTCGTCGGCGATGCGTTCCAGGCCGTTGTTGGGCCGTTCGTCCTTGCTGAACGTGCCCGAGATCGTGACAGCCGTCATGGGGTGGGTCCTTCCTGCGTGGTGGTGGTCAGGCCGGGGGCCTGGTCGAGGGGCACTTCGGTGCCTTCCTCCCGGAACCAGCGGGCGATGAGCAGGTCAGCCACGCCCATCTGCGCCTGCACGTGGCCGGGCACCGACTCGTGGACCAGCAGTTCCTGCGCGAACGCGTGGGCGGGCTGGCCGGTGACCGGGTGCGGGAACACCCGCACGAACCGGCGCCGGTGGTAGGTGGTGGCGGTGACGATGTCCACGTAGGAGGTGGTGGTGTCGTCAACGGGGATGTCGCTGCCGTGGCGGGGACCGCCGATCATCAGCATGGGTTCGTCTCCGGTGGGGTGTCAGGGGCCGGTGTCAGGCCCGGCGAGGGCTGGCCGGCAGCACCAGCGCGGTCAGCAGCAGGGCCCGCACGGTGTCGGCGGGCGCCGTCTCCAGCAGGACGGTCAGGGAGGCGCTGGGGCACCGCGGCAGCGGGCAGCCGCTGTCGTCGTTCCAGTGCCGGCGCACCCGGGCCGCCAGGTCCCGCACCAGCGCGCACTGCTGGTCCAGCTCGGCCACCCACCCGGCGACGTCGTGCGCGTCGTTGCGATCGGTCACGGTGTCGTCTCCCTCGCCGGGTCGGTGTCGGGGTGCAGGCGGAACCCGGACGGCCAGGTGATGTCCGCCAGCACCTTGGCCCGCCACCGCGGGACCGGGCCGGGCAGCACCTGCCGGCCGTACCGGTGCAGGCCCATGACCAGCAGCCACAGCGCGTCGGCCTGGTCGTGGTCGGCGGGGAACGCGGCGGCCTCGCCGAGCTGGCTGCGGGCGGTGGCCAGCATCAGGTCTTTGTCGGCCGCGCCCGAGCCGGTGGCGTACTTCTTCAGCTGCTTGTCGTTGACGACCACGTACGGCACGCCGCGGCGGTGCAGGCCGTCGAGGATGACGCCGTGCAGCTCGGCCAGCCGCAGCGCCGTGTCGCCCTTCGCGCCCTGGAACACGGCCTCGACGACCGCGAGGGTGTTGGTGGTGACGCACGGCCAGATCGGCGCGGTGATCTGCGCCCACCGCGCCGGCCGCGGTGTCGTGTCCGCGCTGGTGCGCACGGTGTCGAGGTAGAACCGGCCGGGGCCGGGCGGCCGGTACCGCCACACGGCCACGCCGGTGGCCGCCAGGGCCGCGTCGATCCCGATGACGGTCGTGGCGGTCACCGCTGCCGCCTCCTTCGGATGTCCCGGCGGTGCACGCGGCGGCGGCAGGCGTGGGCGTTGACGCACACCCACCGCTGCCCGGCGTGACGCCGCGACTCGGTCAGCGGGGCCACGCCGGACCCGCACCGGCAGCACGACCGGGTCTTCACACGGCCCCCTGGATGCCGAGCTGCCCGCGCAGCGACCGGACCTCGGCGGTCTTCTCGGCCAGCAGGATCAGCGCGGCCACCAGCAGGTCGAACCGGTGGTGCTCGCACATGCCCGCGAGACGGCCGGTCAGCGGGGTGCCGGGGCACGCCGACGTGGCCGGGCAGCCGTCGTCGTGGTGCCGGCGCACCTGCCCGGCGAGGTCGGTCACCTCGGCGCGCCGCTGGTCGACGACGGCCTGGACGTGTGGCTGCGCCAGGTAGGCGGCGGAGTAGTGCGGGTCGGTCATGTCGGCAGTCCTCGGTGGATCGTCATGGTCGGGGTGTCGGCGGTGGCGACGAACGCGGCTGCCTCGCGTACCTGCGCGACCCACAGCGGGTCGCACCGGTCGCGGGGGACGCCGCCGTCGACGACCGTCCGGATGTCGGCGTGCAGGCCCCGCAGGGCCTCCAGCAGCTGCGGCGGCAGCGGCCGGATCTCGGTGCCGTCCCAGGCGTGCCGGTCCCAGCCGACGACCACGACGGGACCGGCGTACGGCTGGTGGGCGGCGCCGCAGCACATGAGCAGCAGCGACCCGACCACGTTGCGGGGCAGCCCCGCGAGGTGGCCGACGTCGTTGACGAACCCGCGGGCGTTCACGCCGAGGGGCACCCGGTCGGTGCCGCCGTCACCGACCTCCGCGTTGATCGCGTCGAGGGTCGGCGGCCGGTCACGCACGTGCAGCGCCCCGTCGGGGTCGATCACCAGGTAGGTCACGGCGTCGTCCCCCAGCCGGTCAGCCGGCGCACGGCGTGGACCTCCACCGCCGGGTCGACCCGCAGCACCAGCGTGCGTTCCCCGTCGGGGGCGATGACCACCGTGGCGCGGTCGGCGCGGGCGTTACGCACCGCGAACGCGCACGCCGGCCCCTTGTCGGTGAAGGTGCGGATCTGCCCGAACGAGTCGGTGACCGTCCAGTCCTCGATCACGCCGGGGACCCCGATCCGGGCTGACGGGTCTCGACGTCCGACCAGTCCGGGTCGGCGGGGCCGGACTGGTCGTCGACCAGCTCCGCGTCGACCACGTCGTCCGGCGACGGCCCGAACTCCCGCACCGGCCGGTCCGGGATACCGGTGAAGCCCCTGGACGCGCCCGCCTCCGACGACGCGACCTGCCACCGGTACTCCGCCGAGGTCGGCACGAACGTCTCCAGCCGGTGCAGCGCCGACTTCTTCCACATCGGCACCGTGTTCGGTCCCTCATCCGGCCACGGCGGCCCCCAGAAGTTCCCGCCCGGCGGCCCGTTACGCGGGTTGATCGACTTCGACATGGCGCGGATACGGGCCACGTCGTGCCGGTTCAGCCAGATCACCTGCGACGTGGCGCCGCCCATCAGCGTCGCCCACGCGTAGACCGCCTTCAGCGGGCCGCGGTCCTCCGGGGCGGCGAACTCGTCGTACTCGTGCACCGGCAGGCGGTCGCGGGTGCTGTTGAACCGCAGCACCGGGTCGTTCTCCCGGCCGACCTCCACGTGCACGGCCTGCACCCCGCCGCCGCGGAACATCCGCTCGATGACCCCGTGGTACGTCTCGATCCCCACGATCCGCTTGCCGCCCGGGGCGTTGCGGTCGTTGAACGCGGTCAGCGCGAACACCTTCGGCGTCGGCACGTGCCCCAGCGCCGCGCACTCCCGCAACGCCAGGATCAGCGACGCCGGGTTGACGCTGGCCGCGGCCCGCAGGTACTGGTCGCGGCGCACATAGGCGGCGGCCAGGCCGACGAACGCCTCCACGTTGACGTGCCGGGGCACCACCGCGGCGAAGTCACCCTCGTAGCTGGCGATGAAGTCGGACAGGGTGCCCTTCTTCTTGAGCGCGACGTCCGCGCCGGGCGTCGTCGTTGCCTCATCCGGCATCGCTGGACTTCCCTTCCTCGATCGACACGACCCGGTAGGCCGTCTGCTTGAAATCGGTGCCGGCCCACACCGTCTGCCGCCGGCACAGCAGCCGCCGCAGCGCGGTGACCACCGTCGACCGGTCCCGGCGGATCGGGCCGATGCGCTCCAGCACGACCACCAGGTCCACCCGCAGCACCTCGGGGGTCAGGTCACGCGGCTCGGTCTCCACGACGGCCACCACCCTTCGCGGCCACGTCGTCGCGAATGCGCCGCAGCCGGGCCAGCTGCCGGCGCTGCTTACGGCTGGCGCGACGCCGCCTCGCCCACTGCTGCTGCCGGTCGTCACCGGGCATCGCCGGCACCTCCCCGCCACGGGTCGTCGACGTAGCGGGCGTCGGCCATGTCCGCCCTGGGCAGCTCCGCCCGGCGCAGGATCGCGCCGCGGGCCTGCGCCTCCTGGTGGCCGGCCTTGTGGTTCAGCCGCCGCCGCTGGCGTGCCGTCAGGGTGTAGGGCGGGCCGTTCTGCTCCTGGTAGACCCCCAGCCGCGCCACGTAGTCCAGACCGGGGGCGTGGCGGGCGCGGGCCCCGGCGAGCCGGGACGCCACCGCCGGGTCCAGCCGGTGCGGCCCCGGCAGCCCGGTCGGGGGGCGGCGGCTCTCGGCGACGCCCACCACCTCGGTTGCGCCGCGGCGACCGCGAATGATCACCTTGCCGCTGGTGTGCTTCACTTCGTCCTCCTGATCTGGTCGACCATCCCGGCCGGCACCTCGTAGGCGCGTCGCTTGTAGATCAGCCGCTGCGCGAGGCGGCGGCCGTCGGCGTCGACGGCGAACTGCGCCGCGCCCATCCGGTCCCGCAGCCGGTTCTTCGCTTCCTCGGCCCGGTCCTTCGCCGCGTCCAGGGCGTCCAGGGCGGCGCGGAACTCCGCGGCCAGCGCGGCCGGGATCGGTTCCTCGGCGCCTTCCTCGACCGCCGGGTGCAGCTGGGTGAGGGTGTCGGTGGTCGCGTCGTGACCGTCGATGTCGGGGCTGATGCCCGTCTCCAGCGACACGACGAACGACCGGCCCTCGGCGAGCCACGCCGCCATCTCGGTGCGGGCCGCGGCGTCGTACTCCACGACGTAGGCGTGTTCCTTGCGGACCAGCCAGCCGCGCGGCGCGCCGAGGATTTCGCACTGCACCAGCAGCTGCACCCGGTGGTGCGGGGGCACCTGGTCGGTGCCGGGCTTGCCCCAGCCCTTGCCGCCGTCGTCGGACTTGCACTCCACCGGCTCGACGTGCACCCCGGGCAGGGGCCCGGAGGTGAGGCCGGTCGCGTCGTCACGCCAGCCCGGGTCGGCGTCGCTGGCGACAGCCAGGAAATCGGGGGTGGCCACCAGCCACCGCTCGACGGGATGCCCCCACAGACCGGCGCCGGGACGGCACACCAGCAGCTCCGGCCGGTCCTCGGCGAACAGGCCGGCGATGCCGTCCTCCACCGCGTGGCCGTAGCGCTGCCGGCGGCTGGCCGGTTCGGCGTCCCAGCCGTCCTGTTTCGACCACCACAGGGAGAACGGGGACGCGTACGGGGAGATCCCCAGCACGGCGGCCAGCTCCGACGCGCCGACCCGGTAGCCGTCCGGCCCGGCCCGCCGGGCGGCCAGCCACACATCCTCGGCCGGGCCGACCGGCAGCAGCGGCACCCCCGGCACCCGGGGTGACCGCCCGAACCGGGCGACCGCTTTCTTCGCGTCGCCGTTGGTCAACGGCACGACCGTCTTCGGTTTCACCGGGTCACCCGCGCACGGTTGGCGGCGGCGCGCATTGCGGCGACCACCTGGTCCTGCGTGGACGCGTCCGACCACTCGTAGATCGCGGGGGCGTTGGCGTCGACGGCCTCCAGGTGCCGGCCGAGGGCCTGCATGGCGTCGAGGTACGCGACCTGCCGGTCACGGTCGTCGAACGGCCGCGGCATGGCCTCGCCGGTGAGGACCAGCCGCAGCGCCCCCAGCGCGCACACCCGGCCCTGCTCGTCGGTGTAGTCGCCGGTGCACTTGCCGCGCTGCGCGATGACGTCGGCGGCGGCGGTGAGAATGTCCGCGGCCGGGGTGTCCGGCGGCAGCACGGTCAGGGTGTCACTCATTGCCGTTCCCTTCCGGGTCGGTCGGTTCGGCCGCCGCGGCGAGCACGGCGGCCACTTCGTCGGGGTCCAGGCGCAACACGATCTGGTCACCGAGGGGGCAGTAGTCGACGGCGACGACCGGCACCCGGCAGCCGCCGACGTCGGCGACCACGTCGTTGTCGCGGCGGGCGGCCAGCGCCGCGGTGAGACGGCTACGCAACATGACCGGCCTCCGGTGGGGTGACCTCGACGAACGCGCGCAGCCGGCCCATGACCCGCAGGGCGTTGGTGGAGTAGCGGTCGGCGAAGCCGCGGCAGATCGCGGGCGCGTACCCGGCCGGGGCCAGGCCCGGCAGGGTGGAGTGACAGACGATGAAGCTGTCCCGGGCCAGGGTGGTGCGCACCAGGTCGGCCAGGCGGCCGGGCCGCAGGTGCATGAGGTTGCCCGGCCGGAACACGCACGTGCCGCACATCGTGGCCAGCAGCCGCGGCCGGCGGGTCTGCGGGTCGGTGACGTCCGGTGCGGCCTCGGCGGCGGTCCACCGCTCCAGCAGCTCGGCGAACACGTCGTCTCGCTGCGCGGTGCTATCGAACGCGCCGCCGCCCTGCGTGTCGACGGCCGTCTCCACCCGGGACGCGCCGACGGTGCTGCGGACGGCCGCGTCGAAGGTGTGCCCGACGCCCAGCTGGGCCAGGCCATGACGCAACCGGAAGTAGAAGTGCCGGCCGTCGGTCAGGCGGCCCTCGTACTGCTCCGGGCAGGCCCCGCAGGACTGCCAGGATTCCGCCACCAGCGGGTGCCCGATCATCGCCGGTCCCCTCCGCGCCGGGCACCGGCCGGTACCACGGGCCGCACCGTGCACCAGCGGCAGCAGGTGCCCGGGTGGGTGGTGCTGACGTAGTGCGGGCAGCCGGTGGCCGCGACCACCGTGGGCGGGAACTCCACCGGCCCGTTCGTCGTCGGGGTCACCGTCGCCTCCACGTGTTCGCCTGCGGGCAGCTGCTGAAATGGGCCTTGTGCAGGTCCCGGCGCCCGAACCGGAACTTGACCTCCACCACCCGGGACCGGACCTGGTTGCCGGCGGCGGTCAGCGCGACCGTGCCGTCCGAGGTGGGCGTCGCGTCGACGGGCAGCCGCTTGCCGTTGGCGGTGACCGTCCAGATCACCGGCTTCTTGCACGACCCGCACGGCGTCGTCGGGTAGTCGGTCATCAGTGGGTCACCTCCCACCACTGCTGATGCCGGTCGACGGTCTGCGGCGTGTAGTCCGCGAGGGGACCGGCGGTGGTGGGCCGCTGGGCCGGGTGGCGGCGCAGGAACAGCAGCACCTCGGCCAGCAGGTAGCCGACGACGACCAGCGCGGCGATGCCCGCCTGCGGGAGCCGGCCGTGCGCGGCGAGCCACACCACCGCGGCGGCGCCGACGGCCACCGTCGTGGCCGTCGCCGCGGCGTGCCCGACAGCGCGGCGCAGGGTGCGGCGCGGCCGGCGGGCCGGGGCCGGGCGGGCGGCCGGGCGGGGCGCGGTGAACGGCCGCGCCGGGCGGGGACGGGTGTGGCCGGTCACCGCGCACACCCCCGCCGGCGGGCGTCTTCCTCCGCGTACAGGCGGGGCCGGGTGTCGGCGACCACCGACCAGCCGCCGACGTCGAGGACCAGGGCGTGCCGCTCGTAGCAGTGCCCGCACAGGGTCAGCTGCCGTTTCGGGCCGTCGGCCCGGGTGCCGTAGGGGCGGCCGGCGAACCACGGGGACTCCACCATCACCAGCGCGGTGGCGGACGGGTGCCGGTCGCAGACGGCGGGCTGTGTCTCCAGCGCGGTCTGTTCGGCCAGGCGGATCGTGCCGGCGGGTAGCGGCGGGGGGATGGACTGCTGGGTCATGAGAGGATGCCTTCCGGTTCTGGTGGCCGGCACGGGCGCCCGGAGTCCTACGTCGCGGGCGCCCGCACCGGAATCTCTGCTAGCCGTCGATGTCGTCGAGACGGCGGATCAGCTGGTCGAGCGACTGGCGCTGCGTGCGCACCGCGTGCTTCCACGCCGGGGCGTGGCCGCCCGCCTGGTGCAGCCAGGTGGCCAGGTCGCCGATGTGCATTTCGATCTGCGTGAGGGCGTTCTCGATCCGGTCGCGCAGCACCGCGTCGGGTGCGGACGGCTCGGGCACCGGTCCCGGGTCGTGCGGGTCGACGGCCGTTTCCGTGGCCTCCCCGTCGATCACTCGCACGTAGCCGGGGGCGTTGTCCGCGACCCACGCGGCCCGCTGCTGCGGGTCGGTGATGTACGGGTCGGGGGTGCCCCCCTCCCCGGCCGGGTCGGCCGGGGAGAGGGCTGAGGCGGCACCGGTCGGCGGCCGGGTCTCGCCCGCCGCGTCGTCCACCTCATCCGCCGGGGCCGGGTCGTCGGAGTCCACGGCGGCCGTGTCGACCTGCGGGGAGACCCCGGCCGCGCCCGCCCCCACGGGCGCGGCCGGGGCTGCGGAGGCGTCAACGGGACCGCTCGTGTCCGGCCCCTCACCGCCCGCATCTGCCGGGGCCAGGTCGCCAGCCTCGGCAGCCGTCATCGGCCGGGTGGACGCGTACCGCTTACCGTCCAGCCCGACAACTCGCTCAGGTGCGTCATCCGTCGCGCCTGCGTCCCGCAGGTCCCGGCGCACGGTCGCGTCGGAGGTGCCCAGCGCGCCGGCGATGGCCCGGGTCGACATGCCCTCGGCGTGCAGAGCAGCCGTCGCGGCCTGCCGTTCCTCCAGCGGCATTCGCAAGCCGCGCAGCTCCGCGTCGCAGTACGCCGCCCACGACGGGTACCCCAGCGCGAGGTCGGCGCGTCGCTGGAACGCCGTCTTGATCAGCGGCAACAGGTCGGTGACCCGGGCGCGGATCTCCGCGGTCAGCGCGCGGGCCTCGGCCTCGGTGAGCCGGTCCGGCGGCGGCGCCACGACGTCCACCGGGGCGGGCGACACCGGCCGGGCCGACTGCATCCACTCGGCCACCTCGGCGACACCACCCGAGGCGGGCGTGGCGGACACCGGGCGCGGGTCGTCGCCCGTGAGGGGCACCGGCGGCACGGGGCCGTCGGCGGTGCCGAGGTCGGCGCGGATGGCGTCGACCAGGTCGGCGACGACGTCGTCCGGGTCGGGCTGGTCCGGCGGCGAGGGAAGCTCCACCGCCGGACCAGCCGGCTCGCCTGCCTCAGCGGAGCCGCGATTCTCCGCGTCGGCTGCCGTCGCAGGCTCGCGCGAATCGGCCTGCGGTGCGGTTACCGGCCGGGCGTCGGCCGGGTCACCCGCTCGCGACTGCGGGTGCTGGCCCGGCCCGTCAGGTTGGGCGGCAGCGGTCGGTCGGACCGGTTCCTGACGGGCCGGAGTCTGCGGGGGCGAGGCGGGGGCGAGGCGGAACCACAGCACCGGCGCGCCGCGCTCGGTCGGGTCCACCTTGTCGGCGCGGCCCGCCGCGGCGAGCGCGCGCAGGTGGCGGGTGACGGTGGAGTAGCCCATGCCGGTCACCTCGGCGAGCAGGGCGGGGGAGATCGGTTCGTCGGTCGGGCCGGGCAGCTGCTGGTACACGACCTCGACGGGGGCGACCTTGGTCATCTCTGATCACGTCCTCTACGGAAGGGCTGGGGGTGGGGTGCCGGCGGTGGGGTCCGCCCGCGCGCTGCCGGATCAGCGGCCAAGGGCGGGCACCGCAGGCACCCCTGGGGGGAGGAGGGCTATCGGGCGGAGGCGGCGGCCAGCGCGAGGGCGGGCAGCGCGGCGGCCTCCATGTCCCAGGCGGCGTCGCCGTCGTCGAGGGTCTGCGCGGCCGAGGTGACCGCGTGCAGCACGCCCCCGGCGGTGACCTGTCCGCCCCGGATGAAGTGGTCGAGGATCGTGGTCTGCTGTGCCTCGGTGAACCCGAGCTTGCGGCTGACCGTGGTGATGACGCCCTGCGGGTCGGTGACCGACGCGTCGGCGGCCTGCTCCAGCTCGGCGACCTTCGCGGTGACGTAGTCCTTGTCGAGGAACGTCGCCACCGCGTCGGCGGTCTGCGCGGTCACCAGTTCCAGCGACTTGCGCTGCGTGTCCGCCGACCAGCGGATGACACCGGTGTCGAGCCGACCGCCGATGTGCACTTCCCGCATCGCGTCGCGGGTCATGGTCATGCCGTTGTTGCAGACCTCGACGACGATGCGCGGGGTGATGCTGAACGCGCCGTTGCCCGTCTCGGAGTTGGCGATCACGAACCCGGCGAACACGACCGGGTTATCGGTGCCGGTCCGGCCGCTGAACGGGGACCGGTAGCCGTCGAGCAGCTGCGGGGCGTAGACGGCGACGCCGGGGTGGGTGACCCGCACGTACATGCGCCGGTCGGTGAGGTCCGCGCTGATGTCCGGCATGTCGACGCCCGCCCGCTGGATGCCCTGCAACGCGGCCAGCAGAACGTCGAAGTTGTCGATGGTGCGGTACCGGTCGGACAGGAACGCGCGCAGCACGCCCCGGGACTCGACCGCGTCGGCGTCGCCGCGCAGCAGCCGCACCAGGTAGGAGTCGGCCGAGCGGGACAGCCAGCCGTTGACGTTGGCGTCGTACAGGTCGGGGGCCTCGGTGCGCAGCCGCCGCAGGTACTTGACCGGGATGCCCAGCTTCTCGGCGATGCCCTCGTCACCGACGCCGGTCGGCGCGTACCGGCCGTTGGGGTCGGTGACCCCGTCGTCGGTCAGGACCGGCGGGACGTCCCGCAGCCGCAGCGCGGCGCCGTCGAAGGTCATCTCCCGGGCCGGGACCACCAGGTCCAGGGCGCGGGTGCGCTGGTCGTTCAGGGCCGCCGCGAGGGCGGCGAGGTCGCTGTGTCGCAGGGTATCGGTCATCTCCAGTCATCCCCTCCGTGATGGCTTGGTGGGCTTCGGTGGCTTCGTGGGTTTCGGCGGCTTCCCCGGGTTCCGGGGCTGCGGGATGCTCGACGGGCGGGGTGCGCCGGTCGGCTTCTGCCAGGGGAAAGGGGTCACGCGGCGCGCGCCGTGGCCGGCAGGAACGCGGTCACGGGCACCGACAGTGCAGTGGCGATCAGCTCCAGGTCGTCGGTGGTGAACGGCATCTCGCCGGTCAGCCGCCGGCCGATGTAGCTCTGGCTCAGGCCGGTGGCTTCGGCCAGCCCCCGCTGGCTCATCCGGCGGCGGGCGAGTTCCACCCGCACGTTCTCCGCGATGACTTCCCTCAACCCGCCTGGCGGGTTAACTTCCTGCATGAGAGCTTTCTACCCGCATCCCCGGAGGTCTGTCAACCCGCTAGGCGGGTAGATGATGCAGGGATGTAAAGGATCAGGGGCAGGAGGTTGCGCATGACCCGCCTAGCGGGTCATGCTGTCGCCATGAGTAAGACGGGAACCGTGCGGCGGGGTCAGCTCCGCGAAGGCACCGCGGAGGAAATCCGCGTGCTGCTGGCTCGCCGCCGGATCAGCGCAGCCGAGCTCGCCCGTCGAGCCGGCATGAAGCAGAGCACCCTGGCCAGGCGGATGACCGGGGAGATCGCGTTCGACCTCGACGACCTGGAGGCGATCGCCGACGTGCTCGGTGTCACCATCCTCGACCTACTGCCCTCCGCTATGGTGCGTCCTAACAATCGTTAA